ATGGTGACGAATCAGTCATACCGGACAGTCAGTTTCATGCGTCCTGCTCCGATGTCGGGCATGAACATGCTGACAGTGAAACCAGTTTGGGCAGAAGCAATTTCGTCGTGGGACGAGTGGCTGCGTGCCGCCGGTAAATCGGCCGAAACGCGCTACACCCGGACATATCACCTGCGACGGCTGGCCCATGACCACCCCGACGTGCACCCATGGCAGATGACGGATGGTCACGTCGTGACGTGGATGGCGAACCACGAGTGGAAGGCCGAGACTCGCCGCAGCTATCGATCGAGCCTGCGTGTGTTCTTCCGCTGGGCGCAGGCCCGCGGGCACATCACCGTCGATCCTTCCCACGAGCTGCCACCGGTACCCATCCCCAGGGCTCGACCCCGGCCGGCACCGAACGACATCGTCGAGGACGCCCTCGACACCGTCGACCCCCGAGTGAAACTGATGCTGCTCGTCTTGGTGTTCACCGGCATCCGGCGCGGTGAGTGCAGTCGACTGCACACCAACCAGATCGAACGCGACCTCTACGGGTGGCAGCTGCGTGTCATCGGTAAGGGTGGGCACGAGCGAATCATCCCCATCGACGACGCCCTCGCGGCAACCCTGCGCTTACTCCCGCCGGGGTGGTTCTTCCCCGGTCAGATCAACGGACACCTGAGCGCCAGCTACGTCGGCAAGCTCGTCTCCCGCGCCATGGCCGACGGGTGGACCGCACACAATCTCCGACACCGGTACGCCAGCCTGGCCTACTCCGTCGAGCGCGACATTCGCGCCACCCAGGAGTTACTCGGCCACGCCTCGGTAACCACCACGCAGATCTACACGTTCGTTCCCGAAGAGTCGCTACGTCGTGCCGCAGCCGGAGCCAACCTCGGCCTCGCTCGTCACGCAGCCTGATACAGGAGAACCCCATGTCACGCTTCCCCACTGCGGCCTCGATCGCAGGAACCACCATGATCGCGCTCGGCGCGTTCTGGCTCAGCTTCACCGCGCTACGCGACCTCGCCGAACGGTCCGGAGTGCCGACACAGCAGGCGTGGGTGTGGCCGCTGATCGTCGACGGCCTGGTCCTCGTCGCGACGGTCGCAGTCGTCGCCCTCGACGAACATCGCTGGTACGCCTGGACTCTGCTGGGGATCGGCGCGAGCCTGTCACTGGCCGGCAACTCACTGCACGCGACGTACACCGGGGAGTTGCCCGTCGCGGTCCGAATCCTTGTCGCGGCGGTGCCTCCGTTGTCGCTGCTCGCGGTCACCCATCTGACGTACCTGCTGGCGCACCGGCCCTCCCGGGCCGCGTTGGCTCCGGTGGTCGGATTGGAACCGCGGGTGCCTTCCTTTCGCCACGACGCCGCAGCGTGAGGTGTATCGAATGAATGACGTGTCGGGCGTGTCGGTAACACCCTCTGGTAGAACCACGACTCAACAGGAGTCGACAGGGGAACACCATGGGCATCATCCGCAAGACCATGAGCGTCGGAACGCTCGGCGTCGTCAGCTACCGCAACGATGCGGAGCGGACCAGCAAATACACGAAGCAGACCCGCAACGCGGCCCGCGCACAGGTAGTGCAGCAGGGCGTGTCATTGGAGTTGCAGCGTCAGCAGCTGCAGGCGCTCAATCATGCGAACGTACGCGAGGAGACCCGGCCCGTGACGACACCACCGGGCTGGTACGGCGACCCGGGGAATCCTGGGTTCGTGCGGTGGTTCGACGGCACCCAGTGGACTCAGCATGTTCAGCCGTCGGTGCCGCCGACGCCACCGCAGTATTGACGAAACGAGGACGGCCATGAGGCGCGGCGGTTACCTGGATCGGCACCCGGCCGTCGCGGTCCTGTGCGGCCTGTTCGCCCTCGGCCTGGTGATCGAGCATTGGGCGGTGGCGATCCTCGCCGCGATGACATTCTGCGCCGTGAAGGCCGGTCAGCATTACCTGCGGCACCGCGACGAGCAGCGTCGACTCGATACGGCGGTCGCGGCGCGCGCCGACTGGGAACACCAGCAGTACCTCGCCGGGAACTCGATCGGCTGGTACGGCCAATACCCGCCAGCACGCTAGGCCAGTTCCTCTTCGTCTTCCGTCACGTAGAAAACGTTGGTGCGCTTGCCGCCGCCGCCGATTTCCATTTCGGTGACCGACGCCTTCTCGATCGGCAACGCGTGCGGGCTGCTCGCGAGGTCGCGGTGGCCGATGAGTTCCCTGGCGCGGGAGATCGCCGTGTCCTTGTTGGAGTGCAGTTCCGCCAGCGAAAAGGAATCATAGAACCCGCACGACTTCGTCTCAACCAGATAGACCTTCACACTGCTCCCCTACCGGAGTCGACTGTTCATGCGTTCCGCCAGAAGTATTCGAGGCGGTTGGTGTCGAGGCCGGCGTAGCCGCGTCGTTCCCTCGGGAGTGGTTTGACGGTGACGTGGTCGAGGAGGACGGCGACAGTGTCACGTCTGCGGCGTGTCGACGCGTCCTCCCACCATTCGATGACCTTCCCCGAGGCAATGTCGGGGATGTCGGTGAGTGTGTCGGTGTCCTCTTTCGCGCGGTGCACTTTCGCGGTGCGGTCCTTGATCTCGGCTGTCGCCGAGTGGAGTGTGTCGCGTGTGATGAGGCCTCGGGCGTAATCGGTACCGAGGTCCTTCAGTCGAGTGTTGAGGGCTGCGATCTCGCGGTCTGTGTTCGCGACAGCTGCGTCGTTGATCGATCGGGCGAGCGCGTTGCGGGTCGCCGGATCGGTCAGTCGTGCGAGGACGCGTTCGGTGACGTCGTCCTCGAGGTACTGGGCGACGATGGTGATGCCGCCGCATCCGGACTGGGACATGCAGGCGTAGATGTCGCGGCCCTTCCCGCCGGCCGCGGGGAACATGCGGGATCCGCATTTGCCGCAGCGGACGAGCCCACCGGACAACAGGTGGGAGCGCGCTTCCTTCGCAGCGAAACGCTGCCGGTCGGGATCGGTGATGATCTTGACGACGGCGTTGTACTTGTCCTCGTCGAGGATGGCGGGAATGTCGGCGGCGACGAGGGTGTCGCCTTTGAGTTTCTTGCCGATGATTCGGGGGTTGGTGAGGGCCCGCTTGATGGTGATCGGCTCCCAGCCCTTGCCGTTGGCGGTGGTGATGCCTTCGTCGGTGAGTTTCTTGATGAAGGGTCGTAGGCTTCCGCCGTCGGCGACGTGGTCGGCGACGCGGCGGAGCACGGCGGCTTCGGTGTCGTTGACTGTGCCGTCGTCGTTCCAGCCGTACGCTCTCATGTCGCGCCTTTCACTGTCACCTGATTGTGTGTCACCCTATCCACTCTAGACCATGCGAGGCGCAGATGCCTAGTGCGCGTCGGCCGAACCACATCCGAGCAGTCACGACACAGCGGGAACAGGTCCTCCGTCGCTGCGTGACCGCAGATCTGGCACACCCAGCCCGTCACGAGCTGAACCGAGCTTGGTAGCCCATCCACCGCAGCGGGATGGTGTGACACTTGCCGGTTCGGTTCTTCGCGACGATCAGATCGACATACCCGGTGGGCAGGTTCTCCTCGATCTGGTGGTGCAGCAGGATCACGATGTCGGCGTCCTGCTCGATCGCCCCCGACTCCCGTAGGTCCGACAGTGCCGGTTTCTTCTCCCCCGCTGCCGGGTTGCGGTTGAGCTGGCACGCGATGATGATCGCGACGTCGAGTTCCCGGGCGAGGACCTTCAAGCTGCGGGAGATGTGTGCGACTTGCCGTTCGCGGGCCTGCTTCGAGTCTGTCTCCCGGAGGAGCTGCAGGTAGTCGACGAACACGACATCGAGTCCTCCGTTGCGTTTGAGTGCGCGGCAGCGGGACGCGATGTAGTCGACGGTGACGTCGGACTTGTCGATGAGGAACAGTGGCATGTCCCGGTGCGCGGCGACGTACGCGTCCAGTCGGGCCCGGTTGAACGTGTCGAGGGTGCGTTTGGTGATCTGCGCGTACTCGACTTCGGCGGCTGCGGCGTAGACGCGGGATGCGACTTCGATGTTGCCCATCTCGACGGAGAAGATCGCGGCCCGGTGCCCGTTCTCGGCGGCGCGGACAGCGAGGTTCACACCTGCGATCGACTTCCCGTCACCGGGCCTGGCCCCGAACACGTACGTCCGGCCGGCATGCAGTCCTCCGGCGAGGGTTTCGTCGAGTTCGGCCCACGGTGTCTCGAAGGTGCGGACCTCGGCGTCCGGGGAGTCGAGCCAGTGCAGCCACGTGTCAGTAACGGTGTCGAGGGTTTCGACGTCGTGGTGGACGGTGCCGCCGTCGAGGGTCGACAGCTGCTGGTACGCGAACTCGAACGCTTCGCCGTACGACTGGGCGGAGGTGGTGACCTCGGCGATGCGCTTGCAGACCTGGATGAGTCGGCGGGACTGCGCCATCTCGGCGACGGCGTGTGCGGCTGCGGACACCGCGGCGGGGCGGACGGGTTCGCCGGCGAGCTGCTCGATCCGAACCCGGACGGCGGGGGTGTCACGTTCGGCGAGGAGGGTGCGCTTGCTGATCGACTTCCCCCGCGACAGCAGGTTCCGCGCTGACTCCCAGATCTGCCCGATATGCGAGTCGACGAAGTCCGTCGGCGACAGTTTCGCGAGCAGCTCCGGGACGAGGTCGCGGGCCGTGAACGCGAGGAGGGCCGCGCCGAGGATCCGCTCGTCGGACGGTGCCTCGAGGAGGTCTTCGCTGTAGTCGAGGAATGCTCCGGTGCTCATGCCGAGATCCCTTCTCGGCGTGCGACGGCGGCGGTGATGGCGGGGACGTTCGCGACGATCCACTCGCGGCGCTGCGCGAGGAGCCAGCTGGCGACAGCGTCCCGGTCGGGGAGTTCGGCGGGGATGTCGGGCTGCGGGTACGTGAGCCCGGAGCGGTCCTCGACGGTGCGGTAGTCGCCACGCTGCCAGCAGTCCCGCAACCACGCATCGATGCTCGATGCGGTCTTCGGGGCGAGGTCGTCGGAGTCCCAGTGGCCCTTGTTCAGCCAGGTCGCGGGGTACGGGTAGAACTGCTTGTCACGTTTCTCAGCGGCCAGGGCGGTCGCGGCGGCGAGGAGTTTCTCGGGGCCGACGTTGCGGACAGCTCGGGTGTACGCCTTGCGTGCGTCCGGTCTCGCGACCTTGCGGGGATATTTCTCGTACCAGGTGTCGAAGAGCGCATCGATCTGTTTCGTGGAAAGACTCTTCGGAGCAGGCGAGATGTCAGGTTGATCGATCAGCGCGAGCTCGTCTCGCGAGGGATTGTTTTCTTCAAGATGGTCTTCTGGAGGAATAGTCTTCTTAGGGGTCCGCTCAGTCGATGACGGGTCAACCGTTGTCGGAAAACCTGACGACGGTGATTCGTCATCCGTCGTCGGATAACCGGGTGACGGTGGCTCGGGGATGTCGACCGGGTCACGCAGGACGTAGTCCATGGCGGCGAACTTGCCGTTCTCTCGCTTCTCCAGGCGCTCGAGGTAGCCGAGTTCTTCGAGTTCCGCGATGGCCGATCGGATGGCGGTCAGGCCCTCGGGTCCGGACTCTGCGAGGGACTTGACGCTGATGCGCCAGCCCTGTCGGTGGCTCATCAGTTCGGCGAGGAGGCCGCGTGCGCGGCGGCTCAGTCGCTCGTCTCGGAGCCAGCGGTTCGGGACGATGGTGAAGTTGTCGGCGGCGGGGATTCGTGTCCTGATGATGCTCACGAGAGCACCGCCTGGGCGACTTTGTCGGATGGGTTCACTACAATCACTGTCATCTCCTGTTCGACCTTGATGCCCCGGAGCGGTGAACTCCGGGGCATCGCTTTGTTCTAGGTTCGGTGCAGCCAATCCAGTTCTGGTGCACGTGCTTTGGTGAGCTTTGCTTCGACGTCGATCGACTCGGCCCAGATGTCCTGCAGCTGATCGACGGTGTCGTCGGTGTAGTGGCCGGCGTCGAGCAGCCGTGCCGCTTCGTTGATGAGGGCGGTGTCCTGTCGCATCAGATCGTTGATGCGGTCGGACGCCGCTGGAATGTCGGTCCATTCCGGTAAGTGCTCGACGGTCATGCAGTCCTCATCAGATCAGAGTAACCCGGTGACACATGCTAACTGTTCCCTAGTTACTCGTGGCGTGTTCAAGTAGCTTCGGGTTCCACGAGCGACACCGACGGGTAGTAGGACGCTTCACCCATCGGTATCGGCGTCCCAGCTGCCTCGAGGAGAGCTTTCGCTTTCTTCTGGTCCATCCGTCTACCGTTCGACCGTTGCCCGATCTTGTAGACGCCGTGGACTCCGGTCACCCCTTCGAGGAGCGCCGACGCGAACTTCTTGTCTTTCTTCGCTGCGGCTTCCCGCTGCCCCGCGTCGTAGTGGAGCTGCGCGGCGTCGGCGACCGCTTCGTCACCGCCTTCGGTGATGAGGGTGGCGACCCCTTCGGGAAAGCAACGGGTCCGCCATGCGCAGTCCGTGCACACCCAGTCGTGGCCCGGTCCCCTTCCCCCTCGCGGTAGCAGGTCGGGGTCGTCGGCCTGCTTCACGTCACGGATCCATTGACGCGCCTCAGCGGTCACGTCCGGGTCCGGCCGCGAGCACCACACCTCCGTGTCCCCCAACGCCCGATCGAGGTACACGAGGCCGATCATCACGACATTCGCGCCGGCCTGGCGACGCGCCTCCGCATACAGGTTCGTCTGCCACGTGTGACCGCGCGGTGGACCGTAGGCGCGGACCTTCGACATCTTCGACTGCGTGCACGTCTTCAGGTCCACGATCACCTCCCGGTCCCCCGACACGTTCCGCATCAGATCGGTGTGGCCCTTCACGCCGTCGACGAGGACCGTCACCTCCACCTCCCCGCCGAACAGGGCAGCGATCAGCGGCAGCACCTTCTCGTGAATCCACGTCCCCAACAGGGCAGGCCTCGACGGCGACACAGGATCGGTCTTCGGGGTGTTTGTCATCCGGTACCCGGCGCGGCGTTCGCACTGCCCGATCTCCGAGACGCCGATCTCGGCCTGCGTCGACCGTTCGTGGTCGGCGTCGGCGAGATCCCAGATCCCGTTCACTGCATCTTCCAGCTCACCGGCCAGCGCGGTGAGGTCGATCTCCGTTTCGATGTCGGTCATGACAACTCCGTTTCGAGGATGCGTCGCTCCGGAGAGTCGACGGGGAGGACCAGGAGACGATCCCGATCGGTGTCTCGTAGCGCCAGCCACAGGAACACGAACCCGACCGTCGCGAACCCGCACACGACACACATCAGCGCGGTCACCGTGCTGTCCTGTCGGTGACGCTGTTCAGGACTTCCGCGAGCGCTTCGTCGATGGCACCGGTGATGTCGTCCAGTTCGGCTGCCGGTGGGTGGAAGACCCTGATCTCGCACGTGATCTGCGGGACCGTGCGGTTCGGTGACTGACCGCCGTCGTATGGCAGGCGGACGATGGCGTAGTGAGATTTCCGGTGTCCCATCACGCCACCTCGAATAGCTCGAGCTGCTCGGCGGGAGCGCTGAGATCGATCGCCTCGTGCACGATCCGAGCGAGCTCGGCCAGATCTCGCGTGTCGACGGGGTATGTGCGCCACGCCGTCATTGCCCGCTCGCGTAGCTCGGCTGGCAGGCTCGTCGCCCACTGGCGTAGACGGGTGTAAGTCATCTCCACGCGCAGGTGTGGTTTGTGAAAACGCAGGATGCCGGGTGAACCGTCAGGCAGTCGCTCGACGATGTCGTACTGACACCACTCGCCTTCGAGGCCGGTCTTGGTCAACCGGTAATCGAAGCCCTTACCGCCGCCTCCACCTTGCGACTGCCGAAGGCTGTCGATGCCATGCTTCGGGGTCGCGATGACCTGGCCGATGCTGCCGTTCAGACGATGGAGCAGCCTGCGCTCGTCCTCGGTGAGCGTGATCATCGAACCAAACCCCCACCGGAACCAGCGGCACGGGCTCGCTGATGGTCAGCTCGCGTGACACCACACTCGATGCACTTTGCGGGGTCACCGTGAAAGATGTGGCTGCCATCGGAATCGCGTTGCTCAGCGGTCGATGGTTTTGCGACGCCGGCATCATCGAGGACAGCCGGGTCGACTTCCTGCCATTCGGGGACATCGCGGTAGGCGATGAAGATATTCACGGTCGGGTCGTCGCGCTTCCACTCATCGCGGACCCCTTCCGCCCACGCAAGCTTCCGGTAGTCGACTCCGACCGTGACAACCTTGCCGTCGGGGTTCCGGTAAGCGGCCGAGTATCGCCGCGTGATCTCTCCTGAGGGCCCGTTGGCGAGGAGAGCGGCGATCACTGACGCCTGATGCTCGTCGAACTCCGGACGCCAGGACTCGCCAATCTTCGTGCGGGTCGTTTCCCAGCCGCACAGACACAACCCGAAGGACACCGCGTAGTGCTGCCCGAGTGCAGCCGCAATGCGGTCCTCCACCGTGCTCACTTCAGGCCCACGATCAGCTGCGTGAGTTTCTGCGCGTACGTGATGTTCGAGTCGGCCATGTTCTCGCGGTAGTAGCAGGTGTGCCGACCGTCGCGGGTGTAGCCGAGGGACCACTGGTGCGCGCCGACCCAGTCGATAGTGCGGTCCCAGAACCGCAACCGGCCAGTGAGGGCCTTGCGCTTCAGGTCGTCCATCCACCGGGCCGGGTCTTTGATGGACCAGAACTCGATGCCCTGCGCGAGGACGCCGAGGCCGTTTCCGAACGGCAACTCCGAGATGGGGTCGCCCCACGCGGACAGTTGCCAGACCTGGAAGTTGCCAGCGATGTAGCGACCACCCATGATTCCCTGACCGCCACGGTTCTGGCCGATGATCTGTGCGGTGTGCCGGGACGGGTCGGAGATCAACCCGACCGCCGAGATGGACAGGCCCAGGTGCATACCGCGCCCGATCTCGGCGGCGACGTTCCCAGCGACCTGCGCGCCACCCGAATACCCGAGGATGATCGCACCGGGGAACCGGCGGATCAGCTCGAACAACCCGGCCTGCGCGTTCGCGACACTGACACCGAACGCGTCACCATCCCACCGCGGCACACCACCGAACTCCGCCGACCACACCAACTCGATGACGTTGAATCTCTTGCGGTCGAGGTCCTTCGTGACCGCCCGGAGCAGGTTCTGCTCGTATGGTTCACCGATCCCTCGACACAGAATGACGGTTCTCATAACAAGCCCCTTGCTGCTCGCTCGAATTGCTCTCCGGCCCAGGTGAATGCGACGACGCCAGCGGTGCACACTCCGGCACCCGCGAACGCAGCGACCAGGGCCAGGTCTCGTAGACGGTTCACTGCAGCGCCCCTCGCGTCAGGTGGTTCCTACCCTCGGCCTTGTCGACGATCAGGCAGGACAGCTGGTCGGCGTTGGCGGTGAGCATGTTGTCGACCATCGCGGCCTTCGTCGTGTAACCCTCGGTCGAAGCGGCGACGGTGAACGAGTTTCCGGCCTGCCGACGCCACCGGTACTCACCGCCCTCGTCGATGTACAGGGTGATGCGGTGCGGCTTCCTCGGGGTGGTCTCGGGAGGCATCAGGCACCAGCCTTCGCGGCCGACACGCTCTTGCGTGCGTCGAGGATCCACTTGCGCAGCGGCACATTCTCGTAGTCGTATCCGAGCCATTCGCCTTCGGACTCGCGGCCCAGCTTCCACAGGCGCTGCAGCTCGGCGTCGTCCTTCTGCTCTTTCGCGATGACGACCTGGTCGATGAACTCCTGCAGGTTCTGGGGGTCGTCGAGCTGCGACTGATCCGCCGTGTCGGATGCGGGTTCAGGTTCTCCGGTGCCTTCGGCGGCTGGTTCCGGTTCGGGTTCCGATTCCTGTTTCTCCTCGGCCGCAGGATCGGGGACTACCTCGGCGTCGACAGGCTCACTCTCCGCCTGCTTATCCTCGGCAGCCGGTTCAGCAACCGGCGCCGATTCCGGTGCCACATCCGCCACGACCGGTTCGGCAGGTTTCTCGATCCGGCCACCCGACGCCTGCGCCTGACGCTCGTCCTCGAGCTCCTCCGCCGACTGACCGAACCCCGCCAGGACATCAGCGAAGTACAGCTTCGCGCCCTTCGTCGTCGCGCGCGCCACCATCATCGCGGCCGGGTTCTTGTCGTAGTTACCACCCGGCTTGATCAGCCCGGCTGTCCTCGCGTCCTGAATCTGGTAGTCGACGTAGCGTGCGGCCTGCCATTCCTTCCGCTTCACCTTGATCTTCGCGTGCACAGCGTCGTCCTCGACGAGCTCGAAATCGTGGCCGGCGCGGATGATCAGCGCCCGCATCATGAACGCGGACAGGCCGGTCTTGCCGTTGATGTGGTTCAGCTCCTGGAACGCCACCCACAGGGGGATGTCGAGGGCGTTCGATGCCATCTGTGCGGCGAGGATGTTGCCGGGTTTCCCGACGTACTGCGTGGGGAGCATGCCAGCGGTCGACAGTTCTTTCGCAAGGTCGAGACGGTCCTTCCACGTCTCGGGGATGTCTGATCGCCCGATCGTGGTGAGCGCGTTGGATGGAGCCATGGGGAGGTCCTTTCACGAGGGATACCTACATGGGGAACAGTAACACTGTCACCCTACCTACACGAGTGTAGCCGCCATACCCGACACGAAACTCTCGCGACCACGGGGCTGACGGCTACACTCGGAGTTGCCTTTCACGAGGCCGAGGCCTTCGCGTTTCTGACGGACGCGGGGGCCTCACCTATGTGTCAGGGGACTATCACGCGGTGAATGAGTCGGGACCTGTCCGCGTGGCCTCGAGTACTGGCGTGTTCGATCCCGCGACAGCAGTACCCAACAGTGCAGCGACGACCGCGAGGACACCGGCGAGCTTCACGTCAGCGACGATCCCGTACGCACCGAGCAGCCCCGATGCCGCGACCACCACTGTGTAGAACACCTGCCGCACGGTCGATGTCGCGTACAGCAGGGCGAAGATCAGAGTGACGACGTTGACGATCAACGCAGTCCACAGCGGCGCATTCGACGCATCGAACACACCCCACAACACCAGCGCACCGACAGCAGCGGTCGAGACGTCGTAGAAACGCTGACGCGCCGACGCGGGGATTCCGGAACGGATCGGATCGAGAACAGACATGGAGTGCCTTTCGGATAGGTTTCTTCGAGCTACGCGCCGACAGGTACGGTCACGTCTCCCTCGCGAGCGAGGAGAGTCTTGAAGTCAGCGAACGAGATACGGGCACGGCCACCGCTCCCCCAGCCCGCCGACCACGAATTGAGAATCGTCACGTACTCGCCGTGCAGGTTCGCGCCGAGCACCAAATACTCATGCCCACCGATCAGTTCACCGTCCGGGCGGATGAAGAAATCGGCGCCGGTTTCCTCCATGCCGGTGAACCAGTCCGTCCCGACGATCACCGGCCCCCGCTGGATCGCCGACAGGAACTGCTCGAACCCGAACGCATGCCGATACGACGCCAGATAACCCTGCGCGACACCGGCCTTGCACACAGCCAGCCCCGAGCTCCCCGTGTCGATCGGCGGATAGGCACCGGGAATGTCATCGAGGACCGTCGCCATCTCGTACAGCGACAGGGCATTCGACTCCGACAGATACGCGCCGGCCGCACCACGCGACTTCGCGAACGCCTGCGTGTTCAGCAACTGCGCCAACGCGAACCCCGTGCACGCACCCAGGTCCTTCTGGTCGAGGACAGGGGCGTTGTGTCGCCACAGGACGGTCCGCAAAACCGGCGCCGGTTTCACCGCGAAACGGCGCGACCGATCATCGTGCTCGACGACCCGGCCGAGACCACCGCTCACTTGTCCTCCACCGGGGTGTCGGCACCGTCAGCGTTGAGCAGTCCGACGGTCTGCTTCGGGTTCCAGAAGATCCGGCCATGCTCGAAGTCTTGATACGCGCCACCGTCGAACACGACCTCGTTCGACGTCGGCCACCCGAACGGTCCCGTCTCGAACCCCGATCGCTTCCACCGCTCCCCGATCAGCCCGGTGACGACGAAACCGGGCTGCCCATTGCGGCGATACAGGACACCCTTCTCGTATGCCTGCACGTCGCCATCGGGCAGCACAGTGTGAAACGCGATCGGATACCCGAGAACACCGGTCTCCCACCCCAGCTCGCTGTACGTCTCGAACAGATGCTTCGGCACCGGACGCGCACCGGTCTCCGCCGTCCAGTAGATGTAGCCGTTCTCGTACTGCGCGTACCGGCCGCGCCCGTCCGGGGTGGTGAGCTCGAGCTGCTGGGTGATCTTCGCTCCCAGCCATGGCGACGCCTCGTACTGCACTGCGATCGCATTCGGTGCCGGAGCCGGTGGAGGCACGACGACCCCTTTCACGTTCCGCTCGATCGCCGCGATGAATCGGTCCCACGGAAAGTTCGGGCCGACATCGGTATGACTACCGATACCCAGCCCTTTCGTGATCCCGTAATGGTCAGTCCCGCCAGCGAGACCGCGACGGATCTCATCCCAGCTGAGTGTGCGGAGGTTCGCGAAACCGTACTTGCGGGCGTCCTGGACGAACAGGAACGCCGCGTAATCGATCGCGGCACCGAACCTGTCCAGCCACACATCCCGCGACTGCGCTGCCCGGGATCCACCGAAGCACAGATTGATCGAGTACGAGTTCGCGTCGAGCACCGACCAGGACGCACGATCGGTGTCGACGACATCGACACACAGCTCGTTGTCGATGCTGTAGTGATACGAGACCTGCGAGCTGGCCTGCTGCAGATAGTTCGCGAGCGACTGGGCGGACCCGTTGCCCTCCTGCGTGTGTAGCACCCACAGGCGAGGCTTCGATCCCCACCGCTGAGAATGGTTCGGACTGCGCCCGATCTGATTGATCTCTTTCATCTTCGACGCTCCTGAAGGTGCAGTAGGCGCAGCAGGCGGTACGACCGGAACCGATGACTCCCCCGGATAAGCGGACCCTGCCAGCAGCGGCAATGGATTGAGCACGTCACGTTCGTTGCGCTTGTCCACGTACGAGTAGCGATGCCACTCGAAATGCAGATGCGGGTCCACGCCACCGTTCCCGGGACCCTTCACCGGATTGATGCGGGCGATTCGTTGGCCGGCCTCGATACGCTGCCCGACCTTCACCTCTGGGATCACATGCCCGTACACGGTGCACCCCGCACCGTCCGCAGTCGGATGATCGACAACGACCCAGGCACCGAACCCCGAAGCGGAACCGGAATACTGCACAGTCCCGCCCTGCGATGCGAACACCGGCAGACCACCAGAGCCGCCATCACGCCCGAAATCGACGCCCCAATGGACAGCCTTACGCCAGTCCTGCCAACCGAACGTGTCGGTCACCTTGTGCCCACGAGCGAGCGGCCAGTAGCGGGTCAACCTCGGTCACCTCGGGACATGTCAGCGAGATGCCCGGCCCGAGGCCAGCAGCAGATACCAGCAAGAATAGACCTGGTCAGCTACACATCAACGGACGTTCCCTCATCAGGAACCGCGTCGACCACGTTGTACCCAGCCAACGCCAACGCCTTCTCGTGATCAGCCCACCCCACCAACGACCCCGGCAATCGGTTCATCAAGTGCGCAGAACCATCCTCACGCGCACCGACAATCACCGTCTCGTCGTGCTGAGTGCCAGGCATATCAACGGCGAACACAACCACGAGATCATGCCCGTCGAGTGGCTCCGACAGTCGGTAGTGGTGCGCGACACCGGCATAGCCGCCGATGTCGGTTCCGATTCGTGTGGCTGTGGGCATCAGATGAACCTTTCGATGATGTAGATACGGCCGGCGCTTCCGCGACCGCCTGCTGAGAACGACCCACCGAACGCTGTGCCGCCACGGATCGAACCGCCGCCGCCACCACCTGACGGGAATGCACCTACGCCGCCCGGGCTCAGCGCAGAGCCGCCCGCGCCGCCTGCACCGCCACCGCCGCCGGTTGTCACGGCAGAACTTGGCGGTGTTCCGTTTTGGCCAGGTGATGTGCCGCCTGGTGAGATTCCGCCTTGCCCGCCTCTACCGTGTCCAGTCGGTCCTGCGGTGCTGTCTGCCGAGCCGCCGCCTCCACCGCCTCCACCGCCGGCCAAGCTGTACTCAGAGGTTGAGTCGCCACCCGGAGCACCGGCGGCAGGAGCCGGGGATTGGGTGCCGCCCCTACCTCCATCGCCGCCACGCGGTGCCCCAGACCCACCCGCACCACCGGGAGCGCCGGTGTTAGTACCCGCGCCGCCGCCACCGCTGCCACCGCCTGCGGTGAGGTATGTGGCGATTGCTGAGTTGCCGCCGCCAGCGCCCACCGCCTGACTTGTTGCCCCACCAGCTCCGCCAGCGCCGACATAGATGGGCACGGGGTTGAACGTCTCGCCGGTCTTTGGAAGAAACGATGCCGGAATGTTTGTGACGACAGCTCCGCCACCGCCACCGCCGCCGGCACCGACGTTGTTGTATGAGCCGCTATTTCCTGCTCCGCCGCCAGCGCCGCCACCGAGGATCACGACGTCCACTGACACGAGCTTGGGCGATGGGTACCAGGTGTTGTTGCTGTCGAACACGATCGCGTTGCCCTGCAGCGTGAGTTGGTCGAACGCTTCAACGAGTGCGGTGATCTGTTGCGTGTGGTCATTCATCGTCGCGTACTGCTCAGCGGTGTAATTCTGCACAGAGGGCGATAGAAAATTGCTGAACAAACCGCCAGTAATAGCTCGAGCAATCATGCTCAAGAGGCCACCAACGAGATTTCCCCGCGCAAACTCAGCAGCGGCCAACAAATCCGCATTCGACAACCCGGCCGCGATGTCCGGGTCGTAATCTTGCATCGCAGAAATCTCCGCAAAAGTCAGAGACTTCTGCGGAATACCGCCGTCGGGCGAAGTCACTCGAGCCCCTCAGCGTCCTTCATCTGCTGGCGAACACCAGCGTCGGCACCGTCGATCAGTTGCTGCCGGATCTCTTCGGACTTGAGCGCGGCGCGCATCGCGGCGATCTTTCTCTTCGTCCACCCCTGTGGATCAGGCACCACGACGGGCCGCTCGGGGTCTGCTTCCTTCGCCGCCTTACGCCCCTTGACGGGCGGCTCCCACGTGCCGACGTTCTTCTGCCCACCGACCGCAATCGCAGAAGACGGCGGCACATAGATATAGCGAGGCTCCGTCGGCGGCGAGCAACCCAGGTTGTCAAAAATATGTATGGCGCACAGCTGCTTCAGCTCGGCCGGCATGTCGAAGTTCACCCCCGCCTCGGACGGGATCGCATTGAACACATCGATATACGGGTGGGCATGCCGACGGGCGATGACGATGTTCGTCTGCGGATCCCGAAGGATGCCGTCTTTCTCGACGGTGCGCTGTCTGGGTGGCACGAATCCTCCATGTCGGTACGCAGGGCTACAGTTCAACTGTATCCCTGTTCACTATGAACAGGAGATGCCCCGCAGGTGCGCAAACACCCCGGGGCCCGACCGACTACTGAGGAGTCGATATGTCGAACGGTACCTGCTCCATCGCCGAATGCACGACGCCCGCCAAGACGCGGGGCTGGTGCGAGATGCACTACACCCGGTGGCGTAGACACGGTGACACCGCCGCCACCCTTCGCTCCAGGGAAGACACCGTGGCGGCGGTCCTGACGCATCACATGAAGGGTGACGCACCCGAAACCGGCTGCTGGCTGTGGCCGCACACGATCGCCGACACCGGATACGGAACCTTCGTCCACGCGGGCACACGCTATGGCGCGCACCGCGTTTCACACGAGGCATTCAACGGACCCATCCCAGACGGCATGTGCGTCCGCCACACATGCGACGTGCGGGCCTGCATCAACCCGGCGCACCTGATTGTCGGAACCCAAGCCGAGAACATCGGCGACATGGTCGAGCGGGACCGCCAGTGCACTGGAATGCGCAACGGCCAGGCGAAACTCACCGACGCACAGATCGCAGACATCAGGCGGCGGTACGCACTCGGCGGCATCACCCAGTACCAACTCGCGGACGAGTACTCCGTCCGACAGCCTGCAATCTCCCGAATAGTACGAGGCTTGCGCTGGAAAAAGCAGCCCATGTCCGCTTAACCGCAGGTCAGCTCGACACCCCCACGGCCTGCAGCACACCCCGGATCTGCTCCGCCTGACGCGCCAGGATCGCGCTGGGCGCGTCGATGGGCTTGTCGTCGCCGACCGCCACAGTCCAGTCCGCGTCGGTGCCGCGGTCCCACGTGCACTTGCGGGACGCGACCCGTTCCGTATGCAGCTTGTTCCGTCGGCCGTACTCGAACGCGACCCGGTCGCCGAGGTCGAAGTGCCGGCCAACCCAGTACGGTGCACCGTTGCGGACGGTGAACTTGTACGTCTGCATCGGGCGGGAACGCCACATGCCGACACGGATCGCCTGCAGCGCCGATAGGGAGAATCCGGTGCCGCCGGATGACTCGAACACTTCGCCGAGTGGTGGCCCTCGGAGCCCCATTTTCGCTTGCCTGAACGGGTTTCCGGCGCGGTGGAACGCGAGGACGACATCTTCGACGACACTGTCGAACAGGCCGAGGGTCAGTCCGGGGTTGCCGAACATCGCCCCGATGTAACCCAGGATTCCATTCACCAAGAGCTTGAGGCCAGTATTCACCCAGTCCGGGCTGTGTCCCCCAGTCACCACAATGGAGGCGTTCGCCTTCAGTCGGTGACGCTCCCACGACTGGATGCCCGACGCCCCCGTCTGGTGCGACTTCCGGAACGCGACCCACGGTTCCTTGATGGTGCCGAGGAACCCCGTCAGGTCGTACTCGGGCTGATTCACGTTGTACGAGAACAGGGTCGAGACTTCGTTGATGAGGTCGTCGGCGACGGTCTTCGAGAAGTGCAGCAGCCCGTCGAGGAGGGTGCCGGACGGGCCGCAGTAGCCGGACTGGTCGATGACGTCGACGGTCAGCGTCGACTGCGTCAGGGTGAAGTGGCCAGGTGCGGGCTGCGGATCGCCGGGGAACCAACGCTTCAGCACGATCCGCAGTTGCGCGTCGGACAGGGTCGGTGCGACGACGTCGTGGAACATGCCCATGCGCGTCGACAGGACCGTCCACATCGACGTGTCCGTGAGAACGTTGCCCGGCAGGACGACGATCGGCCAGTTCGACGGGATCAAATTCGACAGCCACGAGCCCGGGTCGAACAAGTTCTCCGGCAGCGCCCACAAAGGCGCGAAACGTCGCAGCAGGTTCAGGAACAGGAGCGTTTTCACGCCGGTCACCGCGGGCCCGGCGTAGGCGTACAGTTTCGGGAACTGGAACTCGGCCGGGAAGAACGGGTTGCAGTAGCACACAACACGTTTCATGTGTTCGTACTCGGAAATGAACTTCAGAATGAAGAACTCTTGACCGTCTTCGGTGCCCTGCTCGACGATGTCCTGCACGATGCCGGTCCACTGCACCCCGGACACGATGATGCGGACGTGGACGTCCTCGTCGTCGTCGAGCTCGTCGTCGATCCAGTCGGCGAGCTTGTGGGAGCCGAACATCTTGATCTCGGCACTGCCGGTGTCGTTGAGGATTTCCTCGGCGCTGCCGGAGATCTCACCGACGACGTGCTGGCGGGTGTCCCACGTCCAGTTTCCGTCGAAGATGTCGCACTGCGCGGGCTTGCGCATCTGCTCGTGGAACTGCTTCTCCATCGCCTCGATCTCGGCGCGGACCTGATCGCAGTTGAGCATCGTCGGAGTCGTCATCAGGCTTCCCCGCCCCAGCAGCGCTGCCACCGTTGCGGCGTGTACATGGTGATCTCGGTGTTCGCGGTGCCGCCCTGGATGCGGAGTGGGGCCATGAACGGCGTCGTCAGCGACTCGGGGATCGGGTCGTCGTCGAATGCTCGGGCGTTGAGCTTCGCCCACTGCAGCGAGTTGTCACGCGTCAGCAACGTCGGCACCAGCGGGTCGGTACGCACGAGGAACTCGCGGCCGGCGGACAGGGTCGGCATCTGCACGATGCGGCCGGTGTTTCGGTCCGGCAGCCACACTGTCGTCGGTGCCTCGAGCTGATTCGACGCGAACAGTGGGTACGTCGGTTGGTCGCCGAAGTTCTGGATCGGGACCATCGCCTCGTAGACACCGCCGCCGATGCTGGTCATCTCCGACCGCTTCACGGTGTACCGCAGTTCCTGCGACTGCCAGTCCGGGTCGCAGGCGAGGGCGATGATCTTCCACGCCGCGAACCGGTTCAGCCCCGGCCCTTTCCGGAGCATGTCGTCGGGTGCACGTTCCTTGCGGACCAGGATTTCCCGCGGTTCCGAGCGGTGCGAATACAGGCGCAGGACGCAGTCCTTCTTGAACGACCAGAACTTCCACAGTCGGTTCTCGACGTCCTCCCACTGCGCCGGCGTCGCGGCCTGTGTACCGAGGGTGAACTCGAGGATCCGTTCCTTCTCCCGAGGAATGTCCGACGGTCGAGATCCCTTGCGGTACGCGGACTCCTGCCGGATCACCGTCGCGTCGGCGTGATAGAAGCCCTTGTACCCTTCGGCGAGGGTGACGCCCTGCCCCTCGAACTGGGGCGCGTAGATGTCGAGGGTGTCTACGTCACGCCCCAGGTTGTCGCGCCGAATCAGCTGCATCGGCCTCGCGAGGCCCTCGGTCTCGTCGCAATATGCGGACGTCATTGCTACCCGCCGTTTCTCGTAGTGACAGTGGCGGGGGTGGTGCGATCGTCGAGCATGCGGCGCATCTCTTCGCTGGCGCGGCGCTCGTCCATGTTCTGGAAAACCATGGTGTCGGCGAGCTTTCCGTCGCCCGAGCCGTACGAGTTCGCTTCGGCGCGCTGCGCCATCATCGCCTCGTACGCGGAGTTCACCTGACCCGATGCGAGACCGCCGAGGCCGAGTGGTGATGCGAGATCACCGGCGATGGAACCGAGAGCCTCGTAGCCCCACTTCTCGGCTTGGGTGCCGAAGTTCTGGTCCGCCGCCCAGCGGTTGCCGGCGTCGATGCGTTCGGCCCACGACCCGGTCCCAATGCTGTACGGGTCGTAGTCGCCTCCGAGGTCGCCGCCGGTGTTCGGCAGGGAATAGCCGGTCGTCGCAGACCGCACCGCTGCCGGGTCGTACGCGGCCGTCGACGGACCGGACAGGTCCACACCGCCGCCACCGGAATACATGCCCGAGTACGTCGGAGCGGATCCACCGTCCCCACCGCCCGGTGTGCTCATGCCGGGGAGCTGGTCGCCACCGACGAAGAACTCCGGAGGGAAATGCGCATGATCGGTGAACGCGGGATCGTTCGCACCGGCAGCTCCGCCACCGACCTGGCCGTCGCCGCGATCTCCACCCATCTCGACGTTCGTGCCATCAGGGAGGGTGCCGGCGGTATGCCCGCCGTACGGTCCACCGTTGTACCAACCGAACGACAGCGACCCTGCCGGGCCGACACCGGGGACGGCACCCATCGCAGCCAACGACTCGGCCATGTTCCCGGTAGCGAACCTCGACCCGAACGGATCCTTACCGGTGGCATAGTTCGCCAGAGCAGACATCGCTCCGGAGCAGTCACCCCAGTTGACGCCACCCCACACGTATTCGTCGCCTTCGAGGCCGGCCATCCGCGGGAACTGGTTGACCTGCTCCGCAGATACCAGCCCACCGGTGGCGTAGCCGGGGATACCGCCGACCATCCCTTGCAGGAACTCCGGCGACGGCACCCACCCGTTGTTGATCGCCTCGAGCAACGGCAGTGTCCGACCGGATACCGACTGCGCCTTCGTGATGTATGCGAGGTGTTCCTTGTTGGAGATGCGGATGACGTTCGCGTCGTCGGTCGGGCCACCACGCCCCGAGAACACGCCACCGAGCGCATAGCCGGGAGCGCTCGTCGACATCGTCCGAACCGGGGTCGCCGACCCCTGCACCGCATTCGATGCCGGAGCGCTCGTCGCCCACTGCACCATCGACGACCCGATGTCGGAGAACCCGATCGTCTTACCGCGCCCCGGGATACCGGGCAGGTCCGGGATCTTCACCTCGGGGATCCGCATAAGGAACTTGCCGATCTCACCGACCGCGAACTTGATCGTCGACACGATCGTGTCCCACACCGACTTGATCTTGTCGCCCATGCCGGAGAAGAACCCACTGATGGATTCCGTTGCCCCGGAGATGAAGTCCCGTGCGCCCTGAATGTTGTTCATGACATCGGTCAGTCGGTCGGCCCATACCTGCGCGAACGAGCGGATGCCTTCGACCACCAACGGCAGGACGTACGTCGCGAGGAACTCGATCGCCGACGTGATCGGCGGCAGCACGGTCTGCACCAGCACCATGAACAGGTCGATCAGGACCGGCAGCAGGTCCACGCTGATCTGCACGAGCTGTGGAATGAACGGTGCGAGCGCCAGGATGATCCGAGAGAACGAGTCGATCAGCGTCGGCAGCAGTGGGGTGATCTGCACCAACGCATCCGCGATGGCGGTGCCCAGCTGCATCGCCACTTCAGCGAGGATCGGAGCGAGCTGCTCAAGGACCGGCCCCATGCCGTCGAGGAACTGCTCAATGACCGGCCCGAGTGCGTCGAAGATCGTCGTCAGTGCCGGCGCGAGTGCCTGCACCAACATGGAGATGACCTCGGCGACGACCGGCAGAATCGGCGCCAGCGCAGTAACGAGCGACGCGAATGCTTCACCGAGCGGGCCGATCGCCGGAGCGAGGGCATCGAACGCCTCGATCAGTGCGCCGCCGAGGGTCTGCAGGATCTCCGACAACGGCGGGATCAGGGGGATCAGCGCGTTGCCGAGGGACGAGAACAGGTCGGCGAGGACAGGCATGATCGGCGTCAACCCGACAGCGAATGCGTTGATGAAGTCCGTCAGAGCAGGCATCAGCGACTGCAGGGACACTGAGAACGCGGCACCGAGCACACCGAGTGCGGGTGCCACGTTCTTGATCAGGTCGCCGATCGACTGGAACAACGGTCCGAGTGTCGGGCCGACATAGTTACCGATCTCGATGAGCCCGTCGAGCATCGAGTTCAGTCCGCCGCCGAGTCCGGACAGGATGTCGCCAAACGTGGAGATCAGCGCGGTCAGGGAGCCGTTCTCGAATGCATCGGTGAACGCCTGTCCGATACCTCCGAGGAGATCACCGAGACCCTTGCCGACGTTCGCCATCGCCGGTTCCGCGGCTTTCGCCATGTCCAGGAACCCGGTCGTCGCCTGCGCCAGACCGGGCTGGATCGCGGTGATCAGCGTCGACGTGCCCGCGAACGCCGCCCGCAGTCCGTCTTGCGCCTCGGCCGACTCCCAAAATGCAGCGAAGTCCTTCGCGGCACCGTTCATCGCGCCCGCGACGTCGGTCATCCCCGCCTTCAGCGTCGGCAGGGACGTCTTGGCCAGGTCGGTGAACACGGTGTCGAGGTCCGCAAACATCGCGTCCTGCACACCCATCCGCAGGTCTTTCCACGCCGGCCCGAGGTCGCGCATCGCGAGGACAAACGACCTCGCGTTCGGCGACAACTTCGCGAGCGCCTCAGCGACCTTGTCGATACCGCCAGCAGCCGGGGACTGCGCGTCGGCCAGTTCCTTGACGGCGTCGATGAGGTCGCGTTCGGATTCCTTGACGGCGTCGTTCGCATCGACGACCCGCTGTTTCGCGTCGACGACCTGATCGGAGCCCTCGACACCCTTGACGTTCGCGTCGTACGTCTCCTGCGCGAGGTCCTTGTTCCGGGCCTGCACCTCGAGCAGACGCTGCTCGGCCTCCTCGACCCGCAGGACAGCGCGGGCACGTTCGTCGGGGTTGTCGAACTTTCCGGTCGCGAGATCGCGGCGTGCTTCTCTGATGGAGAGCAGCGCATCCTTCTCGGACAGTGACGCGCCACGCAGGGCGATGTTCAGATCCTCGATCTGGTTCACCTGGTCCTTGCGGGCGCGCGTGAGGTCTTCCTCTGCGTCCTGCGAGTCCTTCTTTGCGCGGGCGACGGCCTTCTCGGCCTGCTCGACACCACGGGTCGCGGACTCGATCGCTTTCGCTTGGGCTTTCGCGTCGGTGCCCGCACTGGCTGACTGGTCCGAGAACGCACTGAATGCGTCGGCGATACCACTGAGACCGACGACCGCTGTTGATGCGCCAGCGAGGGCAGCAGGCCCGAGCGCGGCCAGCCCACCGGCCAACGCACCGACAGCACCGAGAGCTGTACCGGCCGCGCCACCGATCGCGCCGACCAACGATGCGACACCGGCGACTTTCAGGCCGGTCATCGCGCCGAGCCCACGGCCACCGCCACTGCGACCGCCGCCGAGGCCTCCCCCGCCACCGCTGCTGTTGATGTTGACCCGCGTCGTCCGGTCACGCGTCAATGCATCGAGGCGTGCACGGAACGCCGCCTCACCCTCCAGGTCCAGGCCGACAGGGACACGAATGTTCGCCGTCGCCAACTGCATCCGCAGCTCGGACGCGAACCGACGGACCTCGGCCGTAGACACCGTCAGGCCGACCTTGATCCGGCCCTCGGGAAGGCTCGCCAGACGTGCCCGCAGCACGTCCTCGTCGAGCACCGGGATCACGTGAAGCATCGGTCGGCGACCGGTCTTGAAGCGTTCGTTCAGCTCCGCAACGAACTTCCGAACCTCGGTCGCGTTGATCCGCAGACCGACATCGACCTTCAGGTTCTTGATCTCGCGGAGGTCCTGCCGCAGCCGAGTGGTGTCGACGTTCGGCGTGAACTTGATCTTGTTCAACTCACGCTGAGCAGCCTTCGACGCTTTGATCGCCGCGGCGGTGACCTTCGCCTTCAGCTCTTCGTCGAGGTTGTTCCAGTCGAGCTCAGCGGAGACATGCGCCGACGCGAAGGGCTGAGTCACGCCGCGCCTCCTCGGAACACCTATTCAGGTGCCCGGCCCGAGGCCAGCGGCGTCAATCTTCGCTATCTATCGATCAGGGTATCGGTACAACACCGGTCACAGGCGTCATGTGCCCTGTGCCGCTGCCGCCAATGCTGCGACCGCATCCCAGTCGGCCTGCTGCCGCTCAGCATCCTTGGCCCGTTTCATCGACCTGGTCTGCACCGCCGCCGGCGCGGCCTGTAGCTCGCTGACCAATGCAGCCCGTGCGTTCTTGTCCTCCGCGACGCGGGCCATCAGGAGGTGGAACACCACGTTCGTCGCCCGGTCCGGAGGCAGCTCCATGATGTCGACACCCCGCCCGGTGAGTTCGCCGTCGATGTCCGGCCACGCCTCGATGGCCCTGCGCCACAACACCGCTGCCTGCCAACGAGGGCGCGCAAAGTATGCCTCGGCGATGCCGTCGGCGATCAGCTCGAGTAGCTCGTCGGTGATTCCGCCGTCGATGTCGACGATCATCTTCGCGATCACATCGGACACCGCGGGGTCTTCGGTTGTCCCGAGGATCATCGGGATCGGAGAGTCAGCGAGCAGCATCCCGACGACGACCCGGAGTGGCTGCTGCGCCAGCGCGACCTCGATACCGTCGAGGGACCAGCCGTCGACAGGTCGACGCCACGCAGCAGCCGGCACCGATCAGTTCTTCGAGGACTTCTTGGCAGCCGCTCGACGATCGGCGCGGTTCTTCTGGTTCTTCGGCAACAGATCCTCTGCGTGCCAATGCTTCGCGAGGCCCTCGATGACATCCATGAGGATGTTCTCGTCGAAGTCGGGGCGCTCGATGTAGCGCCACAGCCAGTCCTTCGAGATCGGCGTCAGCACGGTGGAGAAGAACCCGAGGATGCCGTTGATCTGATCGAACTCCGTCGCGTTACGCGACAGGGAACCCATCAGCACCAGCATCGAACCTCGCGTCGGCTCGTACGCCTCGAGCGCGTGGGAGCCGATGGAGAACGTGATCGTCTTCCGGTCCGCGAGATCGCCTTCGACGTCGTCGGTACCGAACTGCAGATCGTCGGGAATTACCAACGGCTCGACGTCGTCGACATCACGATCGAGGACATCAGCTGCACTGACATCCGGCTCGACAGCGAGCTCGGTTTCCTTCTTGGCGCGGGCGCGTGGAGGCATGAGGATCCTTCTCAGTCGTTGGCGTGGGGTGTATCTCGAACGAGGGCATCACCGAACACGTCCTTGAGTGCACTACTCAGGAACGGGGACGGCGGCGAACCCTTCACGCTCTTCGCGAACACGAAGGGCCGCTTGTTCTTCGGGAGGTTCCGGACACCCTGCGGGAGCGGGCCCATCATCTTCCCTTTCCGGAACCGCAGTGCTTTCGCGGTGACCGGGACGATCGGCTTACCGTGCGGGCCGTAGATGCCGGTACCGCGGTGAACCCACATCGCGTGCTCCAGTGGCGATCCGACGCGGACATGGACGCTGTCGCTACGCACGGTGACGAGATGTGTGATCGATGCTTTCAGTCGTCCCTCGTCGGTCGGGCAGTGTGCGCGAGCGAGGTTGACGACTTCCTGGCCTACGCGGTCACCCCACCGCACACCGGCGATGCGCATGCCGGCGTCGATGTTCTCGCGGTGGATTTCGGCGTGGCCGGCCATGACTATTCGGTGTCTTCCTTCGGCTTGCGAGCGCGGCTGGTCTTGCGGGGTTCCGTTGCGGTTGGCGGCGTGTCGTCATCCTCGGCTGTTTCCGAGTTTGCGTCGTCGCCGACGGTGACGTCCCACTTGGACTCGTCAGGAGCGGCATCGGCTTCGGTGTACGAACCGACCAGGCTGTTCGGCTGCTCGTCGGCGCTGCCGTGCTTCTCACCGAAATGGAAGTCGTCGGCTGTCATCGGTTCGCCGTCCTCGATGGTGACCTTCTCGTCCTCGTCGACGATCTCGATCCGGCCGTCGGCCAGCATCTGGTCAACGCGGGCACTGCGTTCGACAGTGAACACCGCCCCGGGCTCGAACTCGACGGTGGACTGCATGCCTCGAACAGTTATTTCGCTCATGCGATCAGGATACGGTGCGGACAGTCACCCTTGTCACATATGACGCGGGTCGCCTTCCAGTGGCTCCACCATGTCGTCGATCGCCGGGGGAACCATCTCGCAGTCGCAATGCACATCAGCGCGGACCGTGACGTCCATCGCGCCGCCGTGGACACCGCCACCCGCACGAGGAATCCACGTGCCGAGGACGACTTTCTCGTCGGGCCACGCGCACAGTGCGGCCTTCCGCATCGCCGCAGCGTCATCCATAGCGTCGCGCGCCATCGAGTCCAGCTCGGGCGCGTCAGGCACCGCGTTCTGCTCATCGTTGTAGGCGCAGCGGTCGACGACCATCTCGAGAGTCACCGCGTACTCGTGCGGATCATCCGACGACAGCAACCGGGCCGGCGTCGGGAACGACGACACCGCACCGATCATCTTCACCCGCACCGCTGCCATCGACGAGCAGTCCTCGAAGTGCGGCTGGATCTGAGTGCCGGGATGGACGGCAGCCCATGACGGCTCACCGGCCCTCGTCGATGCCAGCTCGTACACCAGCCGGTCGAGCAGGCGGGCCGCGAGGACGTACACACCGGCGTCCATCAGCGCAGCCTCGACGGGGCGCGTGAGTCCGGCGAGTACACCCGAGACCGAGCACGTGCACGCGTCGGGTTCACCGCCGCGATCCACACATCCACCGACGGGATGCCCGTCAATCCTTGGTCGAACAGCATGTACGGGTCGAGGAGCTGGACGTCGACACCCGACCTCGACACCGACTGCGCACGCGCTGGGATCCGGCAGCCCTTACCGTCACCGTGCGCACGCAGGAAGTCGCAGGCGAGGTCTCCGGCCGCGATCAGTCCGGCCTTCGGCACCGGGATGCCACGCAGGTATTCGACGGTGAACGCGCCCTCGCCGTCATCGGGGGCGGTCATGTCCTGCTCCTGCGGCCACACCGCACCGTCGACACGTAGCAGCCACCGACGGTTCCGCACCCGATATGCCGCCGGGTCCAGCACGATCCCGTCGATCATCACGCTCGTGATCGACTCCACCGGGCCGGGCAGCATCAGCTGGTTCGGGCCGATGCAATCACAGCCCGACGAGCAGCCACACGCGCCACCCATGCCGGAGCCGTTGACCAGTCCTGGCCACCAGTACGGGCCCGAATGGCCGGACCCGTGATAGGCGGTCGAATGCTCACGCCGCCCGAAGCAGGGCCGCACCGTCGCCGGCATCAGCCCGAACATCTTCCCCGTCAGCGACCACAGCATGTGGACAGCCATCTCGAGGGCATTCTCGCGTTGGGCATCGGTCGTCGAACCGGCCTGCCAATCAGAGCAGGCCGGTTCGACATCCCAGCCGAGGGGACCTGCCACTATGCGGGCAGTGCGATCGGCGACGGCGTCGGTGCGGGCGGCGGCACCAGAGTCGTCTGCATGTGCAGGTGCTGCTTCGGTCCGATCGGCGTGAGCAGAGGACCTGCCACCGCCGCGGCCTGACCGACCGGAGCCTGCAGGACCACCGGGTAGGGGCCGACACCCCACGGCGACAGCGGGTTCGTACGCGACCCCGAGATGGTGAATGTCGCGGCCTCGTTCGCGATGGAGAAGTCGTCGAGACGGCCACCGGTCAGCCACGGCAGCAGGAAGTAGCCGTACGGCTTCGCCCCTGCACACGCGACTCCGGGATTGTCGGACCAGCCTTCGAGCGCGAAGCTTGTCTGCACGGTCTCACCGATCCGCACACCGACCGCGTTACCGAGGCCGTCGAGGACGATGGGGTGACCCATGATCGCCGAGAAGATGTCGGGGTTGACGCGGTTGAACACGATCGTCGCGTTGACGTACTTCAGTTCGTCCTTCGGCTTGTCGATCCAGTCGATCGTGCCGTCGGCGTTCTTCTGCACCGTCTCGGTGCCCTCCTCGTACTGAGGGGACAGAGCGATCGACGCGAAGCCCTTCGTGGAGATGGTGGACGCGGGGCCGACGATCGGCGCACCGCACAGATCTTCCCTCGTGACGCGGAGAACGTCACCGCGAATGGAACCCCAGCTGGTGGTGGGCATTGGAAACCTCCCGGACGGGCGAATACGCCCGGCCCGAGGCCAGCAGCTCTTACGGTGAAGGATAGTCGCTACCCCTGGCATCAGCCGAGAGGTTGACCGACGACGCTGCTACGGTCGCCGGATGACCGCGCACGAACGCCTCACCCGCACCTCACGGGGGTGGGTGGAATCGGCACCGAAATCGTGCCCAAACGGACACGACCTCGGCCCCGGACATGTCCTCGTCGGCAGTCAGGTCTGCTCTTGCGAGATCCACCACCATCGAACCCATGCGTGCAGGCGCTGCGATGGCGTGATCTACACACCGCCCATGACCGCCGCGTGCACCGACTCCAGCTTCGACGGCCGCGCCCGATAGATCAACGCGCGACAGAGAATCCCGCAGCAGTCAGGCACCGGCCGATGAAACGGGCCATCTCTTTCGAGTCGTTACCGCCTGCCCCGAGATACGTGCTGCCGTCCAGATGCAAGAGGCAGGCCTCCATGTAGTGCTCGATAGCGTCCTGGATCAGACCACGCGAGTCGATACCCGTGCCGTACCGGGCACCCAACTCACGCTCTGACGCTCCCAGGGCCTCGTGCCATTCACTCATGCCCTACCCCTCCTCGGGTGCTTTGCCGATGATGACGTCGTCCGAACCCTCGTAGCGGTACGCGCGGCGTCCGTCCGGGAGCAGTACCCATCCGGCCTGTCCCTCGTCGGTGGGCGGAGTGAAGACGTTCGCGTCGGTCATGCCGTCGAGTATCCCAGGGCGCACTTCTCGCGTTATGCGCCCGTTCGGATCGCGGCCAGACCGGGCGGTGCGGCATGATGGCTCGCATGGAAGAGCGCGGACGGTTTCAGGAATGGCTAGAGAAGTACGACCTGAAGTTCCTGCTCATCGTCGCGGTGGTTGGGTTCCTGTTTGCGGCAGGGGTTGTTGTGTTTGCGTCGTGGTCGGGACTGGCCCAGTAGCGTCGTCGCTCGACGAGGACCGTTCGATGATGCGACGGCCCAGCGCAATCGCGGGGTTCTCCACCAGCCGCGCCAGCACCTCGGCGGTAGCCAAGGACAGGACGAAGACTCCCGCGAACCGAGCCAGTTGCAGCAGTACGCCGCCCGTCCCCGGCGCGATGGCCCTGTCGACCAGTTCCAGGCACAGTGGGTGAAATAGGTAGATGGCGTACGCCCGGGTTCCGTAGTGGGCAACCGCACGGTTCGCGAGCAATCGTTGAATCCATGTTCTCGACAGCAGCACTCCCGGCAAGACCAGGACGGCGACCAGGCCGAACAGGGTGTGCGCGTACCGGTTTGTCTCCACCAGCGGTAGCGACTCGTCGACGAAAAGCACAATGATCAGGCAGCCGAACAGTGCGTAGACGGCCGCTGGCCGCGCCAGGGCGTACACGTAGCGGAACGTCGACTCTGCGTTCGCTGCGATTGCGAGAGCGCAGCCCCCGATGATCGGGAAGTAGATGCCGAAGTAGCCGACGTTGGGAACAAAGCTCGCGACCGCAGCGACGGGTGCCAGGATCGCGACCGCCCGACCGCGAAAGCGACGCACCAGAGGGATACCGAACGCGAGAGCTGGCCACACGAGGTAGAACTTCTCCTCGATCCCGAGGGACCAGCTGTGACTGAACGTCCCGGAACCGGCGAATTCCCCATTGAACGTAGCCAGTAGGGGTAGTCGTTCGAGGTAGTTGCCGGCTCCCGTGCCCTGACCCAGGCCGATCACGAGTAGCGAGAACGTGATCAGCGCGAGGGCGTACAGGGGAACGATTCGGAAGAAGCGACGAATGTAGAACTTCGACAGCGAGATTCGACCGCCCCGGTGCTCCTCGCGCAGCAGCAGTGTGGTGATCAGGAAGCCGCTGATTGCGAAGAACAGTGTCACGCCGAGTGCTCCGTTGAAGGACTCCCACATTGGATCATGTGTGTGCACGGTCAGCACCAGGATGATGCTCAGCGCTCGCAATCCATCAAGAGCTGGCCAGTAACGCGCACCCATGAATGCCTGGTACGACGCGCCGGATTCAGTGTTTGGCCGAGGGCTCGCTGTCACGCCGGTGACGGTACACGCGCCCGACCCTGTCCGCCTCTGGGAGAAATCCGGCTCGGCTCAGGCGGTCGGCGGTTCAGCCCGCTTGGGTGGCGGTGCTGCCCAACCGCCCGTCGCGTGCCAATCTTCCAGATCCTCGGCACTGATGTCGCCGTAGTCCACGGGGCCAAGAGTGCGTTTGAGCCACTCGCGCAATCTTGCGACCAGATTCATCGCGCAAACGCTACACCGAGGCCCCGCGCCACGTGCCATTCCGTCAGGCGTTCGCGAGCGCCACGTCCGCCCCTGCCGGGAAGTACCCGACCAGGTACCGCACGGTGCGGACCTTGCTCGATCCGGCCGGGATGACCTTCGCGCCACCGCGCGTGGAGATCCACGAGAAGTACACCTTGGTCAGCGTGCCGGTGCGATCCTGGATGGCCGCGAGACCGGGTGAGGCGTACTGCCAGTTGTCCATCGCGCCGTAGACGTCGGGCAGCCACGCGAGCGCGGCGACCTTGCCGACACTCGACCACATCCAGGCGGCCGCAGACTTCGAGTTGCCGTAGCGAGCGTCAACCGAACCTGGCAGCGAAAGGATACCGGGGAAGTTCGACAGCGCCGCACGGTCGAACTTGTTCACCGTCGACAGCGACCCGTTAGCTGGGAGCATCGTGTACGCCAGGTCGCAGTCCAGCGCGATCGGGTAGTCGGTCTTGATCGACACCTGCAACCCGTAGCGGTCGAGGATGTAGGTCACGGTCACCGTGAACACCGGCGTCGTCGGAGTATCCGGGTGGTAGACGGTGCTGGTGCGCACGACCTTGAGAAATCCGCCGGCCGCAGGGACGAGCAGATCACCGGCGGCCATCACCGACGCCACCGATGCGTCTCCCGCCGTCACGACGAGCGAAGTCTGACGCTCGTACCCGTGAACACTTCCGACCAGGGTGAGCGTTCCGACGCCCTGCGGTCGGACCTCGTCGGCGAACTCGTACGCCGAGGTCGTGCCGGTCTCGTCGTGCACCGATTCGAGCAGAAACAGCGCCGCGCCCGCGTCGGTGACTAGCGTGGATGCGGTGCCCGAGGCGAACCCGCTGATATTCGTGCGGCCTGCAGTTCGGCTCACCGTGTCCCCGGATGTGTGGGCGGCAGTCGTAGCCGCCGACAGGTTCGCGGTGAACGGAGCCGACGACCCAGTAACCGAACTGACTGTGACGGTTTCGGATCCGATCAGGTACTGCCCAGCAGTCACCAACGCTGAGAGCGGGATGCTGGTAACGCCAGACGCCACTGTGCTGGTCAGTGTGGCAGCGACCGGACCGTAACCCGTGGACGTCATAACGACAGGGTGCGCGGCAGGGGTGAGGTTCGCTCCCAGAGTCATGGGCACGTCGTAATTCAAGGACGACGCGTACTGATCGAGCACCCGGTCCGTCGGGTTCAGAGTGCCGCCGTTAGCGACCAGGATGCTCGGCGCATACCGACCCGCATCCACGAGCTGCTGTGCTGTCGGCAGCATGTTCGCCAACGTCGCGTCCCCACTGACGGCGATCTTCGACAGACCACCGGATGTGGTCTTGATCGATCGCCAGCCGATCGACGTCGATCCTGCCGGTGCCGTCCATGTCACGGTCGCGCCCGCCGCGGTGCTGTACCGGTAGAACCCGCCGTACGCGAGCAGCTGTGCTGTGCCTCCCGACCACGTGCCAGCGAAGGCAAACGACGAGTCGGCGTATGCGACGGACAGGAGGGCCAAGCACACCCGGCACTGACCGAGCTGGTTCGCGCCGTAGCTGTAGGCCGGGGGCAGGTTGGTGCGATACGGCAGCGCCCACTCGACGTAGCGCCCACCACCGATGCCGTGGACGAAAAAGTAGTCGAGATCGGTCGTCGCAATCGGGGCCGCACTGGAGTGCGCGGCCGTCGACGGAGCTGCGAGCGTCGCGGTGAACGGATTCGACGATCCGGTCACCGCAGTGATGGTCACCGTCTCGGTGTCGACGAGGTACTTGCCGGGGGTGAGCTGCGCGGCGAGCGAGAGCGTCGTTGCCCCGATCGCAGATGCCGCCGCCAGGGTCGTGGCGGTACGACTAGCCGTCGGCTTCGCAGCGCGCAGCGCGACCCCGGACGGGCGGCCGAGGAAGATCGACTGCAACCGGGCCACGCCCGCCGCTGCTTCGGCGTTGACGACGGCTCGTTCGGCTGCCTCGACGACACCGACCTTGGATGCGACAGCAGTCACGGCGGACGCTGCTGCGGACGACGCAGCCGACGCAGCCGTAGCCGCGTTGGCTGCCGTGGTGGCCACGGAAACGGGAGCATAACGAGAATCGAGTGCCGTTTTGGTGGCACCGGTCGCGGCGACGATGGCGGCGACCGCTTCGTTCGATACCGGGCCTCCCCCACCACCACCGAACAAGGCGTCGAGAGCAAGCCGAGTGGCGGCTGTGGGCGATCCGATGAGGTCCGCGACTGCGGCGTCGGAGAACGACCGGAAGACCGGCGTCGGAGTGATGGGGCCCGAGTACACCGCTGCATAGCCGGTTGCGACGTACTGGGTGTAGAACGGCGACCAGATGACGTTCGCGACCTCACCCTTCGCGAGGATGGTCGTGGTGATCCGGCCTATGAGCGCGACAGTGTCGCCATTGGCCGGCGGTGTGGGAGATGACATTGGCGTACGCCCTCGTTCCGGGTCTTACGCCCGGCCCGAGGCCAGCAGCTCTACGTGCACAGAATAGCCGTAACCGGCGCCGATTCTCGGGTGCACGCGGTCATCCACCTGCCTCGATCAACGTCCGCAGCTTCGGAGTCCCCGACGTCGGCACCACAATCGGATGCGGCCCCGACGTGAATCCGATGAACTCGAGCCACACCCGATACGGCCCCGGGTCGAGGTTGACGGTGAACGCACCCGTCGCCGGCACCAGCACCGGGAACTTCACACCGAGGATGGTGAAAGCACCGTCGGCGCTGCCGTGCATACCGACGGACTGGAACTTGACGGTGCCCTGGACACCGCCGAGCATGCCGTTGCGGAACTGTTCGGTCACTGTGGTCACTGCACTGTCCTCACGTCGGGTTCGGTGCCAGAGGAGGCCCGCCACCGGGGCGCGGGAACGGCGGTGGCGGCGGGAGGGTCCAGCCGTGAGCTCGGGCCTCGGCCATGACCTCGCCCTGCCACTCGCGTTCCTTCTCCGCCCAAGTCTCGATGACGGACAGGCGCTGACCCATCGCATTCACCAGTGCGGGGTTCATCAGCTGCATCGCGGTCTGCACGAGCGTTTCCCCGGCTGTCGCTTCGCCGTTCGCTGCGTCGGCTGCCATCTTCCGGGACTCGCTGCGCCACTGCCAGAACTTCGTGCCCAGGACAGCGAGGCCGAGGGTCGAGACGATGCCGAACACCTTGCCGACGGTGTCTAGGAGCGATACCGCGTCAGTCACCTCCGGGCCCTCCGATCTTGTCGTCCGGATCGGCAAGTGGGGCCGGGGTGGCGGACTGCGGGTTGACGAGGGCACGGTTGAGCTTGCGGAGGTCACGCCAGATGCGGCGTCCACGGCGCAGTGACGCGACGAGGATCGCCAGGCCCATCAGCATGGGGATGGTGGCGCTACGTCCTTCGAGGAGCAACACGAAGTTGCTCGAGGCGTACAGCGTCCAGCAGAGGGCGAGGATGCCGAGCACGATCGCCTCGGCCTGGCATTCGTGCCGGATGTCGGTGACGGTGCGGTCGCGGTCTGCTTTCCAGGTGGAGATTCTGCCGCCGATGCCGGCCAGGGTGATGATGCCGAAGAACACAAACGAGAACGACGGCCACGCGAGGACGATGGCGGCGGAGATGTCGGAGCCAGGGAAGACTCCGAGGATGCCGACGATGATGGACAGGTCGAAGGTGGTCTTCTCAAACTCGCCCGCGCGGCGGACGATGAGGGCACGCATCAGGCGCTCCGTCGTCGGAAAGCCCCACGGAACGCGTTGCGAATCGCCCTGAGGATTCGCCACACCAGCAGCGAGAAACGACCTGTCGACACAGACGCAGCGGCGTCGATGTGCAGCCACAACACCCAGCCGTACACCACAATCCCGGTCAGGCCTGCGGTCGACTGTGTGAACGCCGCGACCAGGAATGCCGACACGAACAGTGCGTAGCCGGTGGATGCCGCCATGTAGGCGTGGAACAGCAGGCGGTGCCACCACCTGTTCGCGACGAGCAAGGCGACGGACAGGATGAGGAACCCGATACCCCAGACCACTTCGCCGCCGGTCGCGACGACGGTGGTGTACGAGGGGCCACCCACACGGCGAGGGCCACCGAGAAGCATTACTGCTCCCAGTGGCCCTGCCAGGCATGCGGCCCGGAACGGTGACAGTGCACCGACCTCGGATGCCATGGATCAGTCCTGCGCTGCCTTGTGGGTGTCCCAGAGTGCGATCAGTTCGGTGCGGTCCTCGGCGGTGACGTCCTCGGGGATGTCGACGCCTTGTTCTTGGAGGAATGCGAACCATTCGTCGCCGCCGGAACCCTTGCCGCCGCGGGGCGGTTCGTCGACGGTCTCTTTCGGTGCGGTGGTCGGTGCCTCGGCGTCGACGTCGGTGGCATCGACTGGTTCCTCGGCGGGGGCGGTGGGTGCTCCGGATTCGGTGGAGCCGTTGACGTCGACGTGGCCGGCGGGCTCGTCGCCCTGAGCCTCGTCCTTGCCCTCTGCTTCGGTACCGGCATCGGCGTCGTCCGGATCCTCGTCGTAGTCGGCGAGGTCGACCGTCGAATTACCGATACCGAGCTTCGCGGCAAGCTCGTCGGATATGACGAAAGCTGTTGTTGCACCCGAAGTGTCGGTCGCGACATCTGACGGATGATCAGCGGCGGCGAGGAGCTGGCGCGCCAATGCGGGAACGTCGGTATCGGGGCCTGGGATGATCGTGGGCATAGCGTTCTCCTCTACAGGGTGACCGGTACAGCAGCGCGGACACGGTCGTCCCACGCCGGGACAAAGGTGCGTTCGGCGATCGAGAAGATCTCGTTGTTCGATCGGTCGAACGCGGCTGCGTAGCTGTCGGGCCGGTACGTCACTTCGGTGCGGCGCACCACAACCGGGCCTGTCGCTACGAGCCATGCAGTCCCCGCAGCCGGTGCAGCACCGGTCGGGGAGGTTCCCGGGTACGCGCCGAAAGAGAGGCGGTTACCGAGGGCGGTGACCTTGCGGCCGGATTCGGTGTCCATCTGATGCTTCTCGGCGAAGTAGGCACCGAGCTCGCGGGGAGCATGGATGACACCGATACCGACACCGGAGTCGTTGATGTGCTTCTCCAACAGTCCGATCCCCGCGACGAGAGACACCGCGGTCTGGGACAGGACATCGGTTTCGACGGGGTCCATCAGCCGCAGCTTCAGGTCGTTGTCACCCCACAGGACACGTTCGAGTGCGGCCTGCTCACCGCCGGCCAACGCCTGACGGGTGTGCTCGAGCATCTCCGCTTCGGACAGGCCGACAGCGCGGCACGTGAACCCGTTGTAGACGGTAATCGGGGATGCCTCGGTGACCGGCAGACCGTCGTCGACGGTGACCGGGTCGGACGGTCCGGTGTGGCATTCGTACGGGGTGTACTTCGCCGCACCGGGAGGCGGTGTCTGGAACTCGACACCGTTGCGTTCGTGCGGGTCGGTGATGGTAATGAGGTCCGCGGCGGACAACAGTCCATACCGGGACGCCGTCACCGGTGGTGCGGCGACGTACTTCGGGGGCGCGATGACCGCCACGGTTCCTCCTGCTCAGTGAATAGGACTGGGACTACCTCGGGCCACCCGTTGGATCGGTGGCCCGAGGTAGGTCTCAGGCGGGAGGAGCGATCAGACCCTGAGCAGTCAACGCGGCCGGTGCACCCGTCACACCGTTCGTTGCCAGTGGCAGCGTCGCGACGTAAGACAGGTACTGGCGACGCTTCACGAGCAGCTTCTCCTCGGCGAACAGCACCAGGAAGTCGTTGACCTTGATGTTCGTCGAGTCGTACACGGCGTTGAGGGTGATGACGTCACCGCGGCCACGGATGAATGCACCGGGGGCGTGGATGATCGCCTTCACCGACGTCGGCCATGCGGTCGGCACAGCTGCGCCACCGAACCCGGTCGTGATGCCGGTGTAGGCGTCCTGCCAGTCGTAGAGCCACTGGACCGACAGGTTCCGCTGCGTGAACCACGCCGAGATCTGCTGATCGGTGATGTTCAGTGCCTCGTTGCGCGACCACCCGGAGGTGACCGCCAGATCAGCGCGAAACACTTCCTTCACCCACAAGGGAAGCTTCAGCTCGAGAGCCATGGTGTCGGCGGCGCGGTACTTGTACCGGTAGTGCGTCGCGAGGAGCGACAGACCGTTGAGCACCGCGGTGGAGGCCGACGGCCCGAACGCCAGAGTGCCGGCCGAGGTGGACTGCGCCTCGACCTGACGGATCGACTCGGCGTTCACCTTGTGGGCGTGCGCGACGAGTGCACCGCGGGTGACGCGCTGCGTCAGCTCCGGGTACGCATCGTTCTGCAGAATGCCTGCCTCGATGCCGGTGTGGACGACACCGGCGCGGGTGTCCTCGAAGTTGGTGCACGGCACCCGGTATACGGCCTTCGTGTATCCGGCGATGGCCTCGGCTTCGGTCTTGACGACACCGATGCCTGCACCCGAGAAGAGGGTGGAGAAGTCGGGGCCCTCGGTGGTGCGGATGCCGCCACGGTTGACCTGGACCTCGGGGAGATCGATCAGGTTGGTGATCGCCTCCAGCTCACCGGCGAGTTCGTAGATGGTCTCCGACGGCGAGCACCAGCCACCCGAGGCGACGAGCGATCCACCGGGAAGGCGGGATTCGTCAGTGGCGAGTGCGATGGCGGCTTCGTCACCGTCGCGGCCTTCGACGCCCAGCTCCTTCGGGAACATGTTCGAGATCGATGCGATGCCCGCCGAGACACGCTGGCCGGAGCCACGAATGTCGTCGGGGCCTGCACCACCGGCAACTGGGCCGAGGGGCAGTGCCTTCATGCGGGACACGGCAGCCATGGTGAGGCCTTCGATGCCGTCGAGGCTCGATCCCATCGAGACACCGGGGACGTCGGCGGCGGCAGTGATGACCGACAGTGCCGAGCTGCGCTGCTCCACAGGGGCGGTCGCCCTCGGGGCCGTCGCCTTGATGGCAGCGAGATCGACGCGTGCGCGACGACGGGGGGTCGGGGTGTTCGATGCGGCGAGGGACTCGGCCGGTGCAGCATCGGCAGGTGCTTCGCCTGCGGGAGCGGCATCGACGGGTGCGATGTCGGTGCCACCTTCGGGGTGGACCTCGGCAGCAGCGTCAGCCGGTGCGGCGTCACCCTCGGCCGGAACCTCGGCGTCGGTCGGTGCGGGCTCACCCTCGGCGGGTGCAGCCTTGGTGACCTTCGCCTTCAGCTCGTCGAGCTTCGCAGCGCGATCGGTGACGACCTGCTGACGACGACCCTGCTCAGCTCCGAGGCCTTCGATGACCTCACCGAGCAGCTCGACAGCGGTGGTCGCGTCGTCGGAATCCTTTGCGCCGTCGAACAGTTCGTTGAACTGCTTCAACGCTTCCTTGTTCAGGGCGGAGATATCGAGTGTGGGGTGTTCTGCGAGGAAAGCAGTCAGGGCTTCGATGCCTTTGCCGGCTTCGGCTTCCTGCACTGCGTTGACGAGATCCTGAAGGGTGATGTCCACCGCGGGCCTCCTGCGGGTATTCGGGCAACAAGTGCCCGGCCCGAGGCCAGCGGCGGTACATCGCACACTCTATCTTGTGGCGCGCCTGTTGGTCGTGAACCTACTGTTCGATCCTCAGGTACGACCCTCCGGAGGCGTTCGCGGACGCCTGAGCTTCCGCTGCGGTCCCGTACGTGCGGACCGTGCCGTCGGGCATCGTCACCTGATGGATGACGCTTCTCCGCTTACCGCAATTGCATCCCATGGTCAGAACCCGCTTTCTTGTCCGATGATGGTGTCGAGGTGGGCACGGATCTGTGCCCGCACTTCTGGTGTAGCAGCCGAGTCGTCCAGCCCTGCACGCACGTTCAACCCGCGGCGTGCGACATCAGCGACGAGGGTCGGCATCGCGGCAGTATCGAAGTCGTGGTCGGTCAGGATCGAGACGTCTGCGTACAGCTCTGCGATCTCGCTGTTGGTCATCTCGTTCAGTCGCCGACGTGGCCCGAAGATGTCGGGGTCGGTGGGTCGTGGTTCCTCGCGACGGTGGCGTTCGAGTGCGTCGTTGAACAGTTGCCCCATCTGCGCGTATTCACTGTCGGGGTCGATCTCGTGCTCACCGCCTGGTCCGATACCCGTGTGCAGGAACCGTGCGTTGATGCCGTCGCGGATCAGATCGGTTTCGGCGGCGGCGATGTCGTAGTCGCTCAGTTTGCCCTGCAGGAGCCCTTCGGTGCCCCGCTTCTTCCCTGCCTCGTATTCGCTCCACGAGTTCCATTCGCACAGTGCGCGGGTGATGTCGTACATGTCCTTCCTGGGGACCGCGTCGACGTCATCGCCCTTGTATTTCTTCTCGAAGCCTTCAGGGAGGGGGTCCGCCTTGTCATCGCCGCCTGACTTCGCTGCAGGCTTGTCAGAGTCCGGGGTGTCGGGTCCGTCGGTGATGATGATCGACCCCACAGGCTGGCCGTAATGCCGTGCGCCCTCGGGGGTTTCGACGCGACGGTGCCGACCCGCAGCAGTGAGCGCATCCAGGTTCTGGACCCGGTCGCGGACGAGGGACAGACGGCCCATGCGGGCGCGTGACGCAGCGAGAGCGAGGCGGTCTTTCTTGTCACCGTCCCGCTTCTTACCGGGCCACTCCCCCTTCACCTTCCGGTAGTAGGTGGCCGCGAGCCCGTTGATCTGTTCGGGTGTCATCTCGTCGGCGGGGATCTCTTTCTTCAGCTCCCGCACCAGCGTCGTGAACGGGTGCGGTGACTCGGCCCAACGGGCGAGACCCTTGCCTTCGGTCCAATACCGTTCGAGGGGCTTGGCTTTCTGGTCGTCGGTCTTCGCTGCGGTACCGACACGGCGGGATAGCAGGGACAGGCGTGCGTTGCGGACGCGTTGCGCTGCATGGCCGCAGCGGGTCGCCCGGTCGGCTCGTGCGATGACCTGATCGATGGCGATGCGCTTGGTGACCGGCGCCGGTTTCGGCTCCACCTCAGGCTCGGATGGGGACAGGTCGACGAACGCCGACGACGCGATGAGGGTCTGACGGCCCTCGCCGACGTACGCCCGGTTGCCGGCCGGTGCCATGAACCCGGGACTGTTCACGGACAGCACAGCGATGAGCTCGAGGCGCGGCGATGTGCGGGCGTTGGGCCGCAGCTTCCGCCAGTCCCCCGACACTGCCGAATGCTGCACGGTGTGGATCTGCTCCTCGGACAGTCCAGGGAGGAGGCGTCCGGAGACGAACGGGCCGTGTTCGCCGTTGCGGCAGCGGACGAGTGCGCCGACGGTTCCGGTGTTGTCGTAGTGGGCGAGGGTGCCCTGGACGCCGAGGCGGTGGCCGGCGTGGCCGGTGCCGAACGTGATCTTCCCGACCCGTGTCATGCCAGCGGTGGTGGCGACGGGTCCGCCTTGGTGGAAGGCGTTGTAGTCGTCGTCCGGGTAATACGGCGGCGAGACGCACGCATCGGGGAATGCGGCGTGGCAGCCGTCCCACGGCGCGATGTGCCCGTACACGCGGCCGTCGTCGGTGACGGTGACCATCGTGTACTCGTCGGGTTCGGGCTGCTCGAAGTCCGCTGCGTCGTAGACGATCCCCGATGCGACGAGTGCCTCGCCGATGGGTTCGAGGGAAATGTCGCGGACGTCGACGTCGGCGAAGCTGATACGGATCCGGTCGAAGCGAATCGGGCCGGTCTCGGTCAGCTCCGACACATCGAGGCCGTAGCCGGCGGTGACGTGCGGCAGATAGTTGTCGTACGGCTCGGGGATCTCCGGGGTGTCGGTGTCGGCGAGGGCACCATCGACCGCGGCCTTCAGCCCGGACAGACCATCGGCTTCGACGAGGTACACCGAGCACGGTTCGTCACCGTCCGGATTGAATCGTGCATGCCCCATGACCGACCCGAGCAGAGGCGACGCGTAGCCGAGCTCCCGGACAGCAAGTTCGAGGGCGTCGCGTTGCGTGTCGTCCCAGTCGGCCGCGGTGCCGAGGAACGTCAGGGTCGTGTGCAGGACCTCGGGTGGTTCGTAGCCGTCGACGGCGAGGCGGGCGCAGTCCTCCTCCGACGGGACGAGGGCGATCATGGCACCGGTGTGGACCGCCGCGGCAGCGACGAGGGCTTCCTTCGCGTGGACGGGGGTGAACTCCTCCCCGAACACGGGCTCGATGCGTGCCGACTCGAACGCGGGACTGGAGACGAGGGTGACGCCCATCAGCTTCCACGACGGGACGCGGTAGAGCACCTCGCGGACGTCGGGGCCGGGTGGTGGTTCGCCTTCCGCGCCGGCATCCACCCATGCCTGGTGTGCGGCTTCGAGTTCGGCGAAGACCTCGTCGGTGATGACTTCGTCGTTGGAGTCGAGGGGGACTTGTTCGACGGAGATGTCGGACATGTCAGCGGACACCCACCCGGCCATTCCGCGGCCCAGCCGTGCCGCCCAGTCACGCGCCTCCGGGTCGTCCAGATCGAACGGGCCCTCCGCCCACACGTGCCCGTCTTCGACCCACACGCGGGTGATGAGACCGACGACGGCGGAGCCCTTGTGTGCGTCGTCGAGGTACTTCTGCGCGTTCAGTGGCTGCGGTAGTGGACGGACGAGTGGTTCGGCACCGTCGGCGAGGGAGTACTCGCGGCGGTCACCGGAGCGGGTGTTGACGGGCAGGATCGGGCCACGCCACCCCGTCGGCAGTGCTGCCTCGAGGGAATCCTCGGCGGGTGCCATCGTCGGTGCGGTCATTCTGGTCTCCTCGCTGCACAGGGGAACATTGCAAACTGTATCCCGCACACTCAGCTGGTCGGCGGTACTACTTCGGCTTCGACGGTCGGCGGGTTCTCCCCGTAGGTGACTGCGGTGACGGCGAGGACGGTGCCGGCCGCGAGCAGCAGGACGGGCGGTAGGTCGGTGTCGGGGATCGACGGCAGCCACAGGCCCGGGGTCCCGGCGGGGACGGAGATGGACACGTTGACCGCGCCGCCACCAGTGGGTGAGGGTGCACGGTTGGGTGCGAGCGTCGTCGGCAGGAACTCGGGGACGGTGACCTGACTGCCGACGACAGTGTTGAGTCCACCGTTGGCGATACCGAACACCTCGGTGGAGTCGGGGATGCCGTGCCACACCTCGACGTCGTCGACAACGGTGGACGCGTCGATCAGTTCCGTCAGATCGTCGGCCAGCTCGAACGATGCACTGTCGGCGGGGGCGACCTTCAGCCATTCCTCGACGGCCCGGACACGCTGCGGGGTGGCGGCGGACTCTACGAGGACGGCAGGCGCAGGCGCTTCGCTCGGGCTGTCACCCTCATCGGGATCCGCGTCGGGATCATGATCATCTTCCGGGTCTTCGGGGTCTGCCATCCGATCGACGCCATCCACAGTATGTGCACGGTCGTCTCCGTCGTCGTCCACTTCGTGTTGCACGTCTGGACCTGGATCGTCGTCGTCGAGCACGTCGACATCCAGTTCAGGCCCGTCAGCCGGTGCAGCCACCCGGTCAGCATCGCGTCGAGAGTCCGCTTCGGTTCGGTCATCGGGTGTCCTGTCCGTGGGTGTGGGTTCGTCGACTACTTCGCCGGCGAGTTCTCGTTTCAGGCGGGCGACAGCTGCTTCGGTGTCTGCTGTGTCGTCGGGGCCGAGGCGTGCGGCTCGGGGTGCGACGCCGCGGCCACCCCAGATGCCTTGCAGTTCGGACTGCATTTCGGCGCCGGTGAGGATGCGCATGCTGCACCGGCAGTTGATGGTTTCGTGGGCGGGCCCGAACGGGTCGGCGGGATGCTGCAGCTCGGAGACCCCGACGGTGAACGGATCACGCAGGCGCACCATCTGCCCTTCGGCGACCGCATGGGTCAGTCGGGTCCGTTCGTCCGACGTCGCGAGCCACGCCTTGTAGAGGGCCTCGCCGGTGGTGTCCTCGCGGGCCTGAGCTGCCGCGAGCGTCCCCGCGTTCATTGCGCCCTGGATCTCGGTGCGGGCGATGCGTCGGGCCTTCCACTGCCACTCCAGGTTGCGTTCCTCGTGCTGGTCCCACAGTTGCCGACGGCGCGCTTTCAGCCCTCCGATCTCCTGCCGGGGCGTCTCCTCGTCGGCGAGCTTCCGGTCGATCTCCGAGATGTCGGCGCGGACACGACGAGCCGGGGCGTCGATGCCGAGGACCATGCCGATGCGGTCCTGCACCTGATCGATCGACTCACCTTCGGCCATCGCCTCGAGCAGCTCCGGCCGCAGTTCCTCGAACGCGCCTTCCGGCCAGATGACGAGCCGGTCATGCACCTCGGCCATGTGCCGTTCCTGGTAGTGAACGGGGCTGATGTCGGCGATGCGGGACTCGGCGCGGAACTGCTCACCGAATGCTTCGGCGAGGACGGGTTCGACGTTCTCGGTCAGCGCGCGCGCCCACACGGCGAACGAGGCCTGCACGTTGTCTATGTCAGGTGGTTCGTTGTCGGCGGCGGCGGTGAGGACGTCGACGGGTTGATGGAGCACCAGCGCACGAGCAGTGTCGAGCCAGCGGGTCATCGCATCGATGAGGGCGGCGTGGACCTTGCGTTCGCCGGCGCGGAGGCGTGCGTCGTAGCGTGCCCGCTGGATCAGGTGCGGGTCACGCCGCGGCGGCACGGTGGCGTCCCACGTAGCCGTAGCGGCGATGCCACATGTCGATCGCCCACGTCACGACGGCCTGCAGGTCGGCCATCACATCAGACCTGCACGGTGCGCGACCCACCAGCTGAACTTTTCCCACGCGTCCGGATCTTCGACCATCCACGCGGTCACCACCTTTGCGACGTTCGCGTTCCGGATGTCGGTGTCGGGGGTGAGGCAGGCGACGACGAGCTGCGCGAGGATCGGCGCGGACACGTTCTCGGTAAGCCAGGCGACGGCCTCGGCCTCGGTGGCGTTCGGATCGAATGCGGTCACAGTGAGTCCTCCAGGACTGCCGCGAGCGCGGCCTTGGTGTGGGGGGTACGACGCACCAGCAGTTGCCGCACGTAGCGGTCGCAGATGGCGTACAGGTCGGGGCGTTCGGGGAGCACCAACGTCAGGTGCTCCCACGCGCCCTTGAGGATCGAGTCGCAGTCGGCGGTGGTGTTCGCGTTGATCAGCTGCGTGTAGATCAGGTAGTCGGGGGTGGAGTCGATGAGCTGTTTGCGTCGTTCCCTCGAGACGTTGCGGCAGCGTTTGCCGGCCATCTCGAGTGCCCGCAGGACTGCCATTTCGCAGGCGAGGAAGACGGGGTCTTCGGTGGTGCTGACGGTCACAGTTCTTCCCCTGGTCCGGCGTCGCCTTGCGCTGGTGCGGTGTCCTGCCGTGTCGGCAGCGGATTGTCGTTGCCCGACGGTGCGGCGTCGGGTGGGGTGTCGTTCACTTCCTCGGGGGTGTCGTCCGGGACGATCCCCGACAACGCAGCGAGGACATCCGCTGGAAGGTTCGGGATCAGGTACGGCAACAGGGCCGGACCGAGCTGTGGCTGCGCAGCGACGAGAGCCCACAGTTCCCGCGTGGCGCGTTCCTTCTCGTCGGGCATGTCACCGGCACCGAACCCGTTCTCACGCAGCAACGACTCGGCGGACAGTTCCTTCTTGTCGAACAGGGACTGCGCGTCCTTCGACCGGTCCGGACGCAGTTCGAGGGTCGAGGCGTCGACCCAGATCTGATACAGGTGCGCGTCGGGGACACCGAGCTGCTCGAGCGCCGGCTGATACCAGCCGACCGTCAACGCGTGAGCGATCGTCGCGGCCGTCGGCAGCACCGTGAGGGTCACTTCGTCTTCGGAGATCTGCCACGCCGACCAGTGATTCGCGCCAGCGGACATACCGAGGAGCACCTCGGGTGGGGAGTCCATGCCGAGCGCGATGCGCCTGATCTCCTCGGAGCGGAGGTCCTTCGCCTGCGGGTCCAGTGGGGTGGAGAACGTGATGTGCTTGATCTTGTCGACGAACTCGGCCGGGACCTTCGCGATCAACGGGACGAGCGCCGCAGCCGAGTCGGGTTCGGACAGGGCGGTCATCATCATGTCCATCAGGTCCGCGACGAACGGATCGATGTCGTCCTCGTCGTCGCGCTCCGGGTCGCCCTGCCCGGACATGGTCACGATCTCGTTCGGGACGAGCAGCAAACCGGCACCCGCCAGCCGGGATTCGACCTGAGCACTGGTGTGCTTCGACAGCTCCCGCAGCGTCCTCGCCGACGACAGGACCGCACGTGCCGAGCAGTCCGGCAGTGCCGACTGCTCGGGGTCGGGGAGCCAGCAGCGGATGACGAGTTCGTCGTCGCGGAGCTTGCGGGGTTCGATGCCGTTGTTGACGGTCCACGATTGGCCGGCACCGGTCAGCTCGGTCGTCGACATCGGGTCGAAGCGGTGCTGCCCGTCTTCGTCCTGGGAGACGACGAGGAGGCTTTCGCCGGTGAAACCGAGCTGCTGCGCGGCCCGCTTCACGGACTGCTGTGTCCGTGCCCTGGATCCGAACATGCTGTTCGACAGGTCGAAGGCCGGGCCGTCGGTGACGGGCTGTGGGTCTGCGGTCGGGTCGTCGATCTTCGCGCCGAAGAACCGCACCTGTGAGACAGCGCGGGCGGGTCGGTCACCGGCGAAGCGGAACTCGCCGACCTGGTTGCGGAGCTCCCACGATTCGGTCTGCCACGTCATCTTCTTGTACTGCGGTTTCGACGACGCTGCGACGTTGCCGCCGTGGATGATCTTCGCCGCCGCTACGAGGGACCTTGTCTGGTCGGGGCCGTCGATGCCGATGTGCGCGACGACAGCCCCGGGGACATTCCGGGACTTGGTGCGGGTCACCGACATACGGCGTGACCGTTCCGCCACTCTCGCCTGCGCGGCCTCGGTGGCTGCGGTGGATTCGGGGCGTCGCCGGAACCGACGACCTGGGGCGGTCACTGGTCACCGTCCAACCACGTCGACGCGATACCGACGAGCCACGAGATCGACAGGCATGCCGCCGGGATCAGGAACCCCGAATGCTCCCCGAAAAACCACGCCGTCGTCCCGATCGCGCCACCGATGTAGATGGACAGGCACCACGGGCACCCGATCAGATACGCAAGATCATGGTCAGGCCCGAACCGTCCGATGAAGAACGCCCGCACCCGGCGCGTCAGGTAGTCGTCGGATATGAACCTCGTGACCCGCAACGTGGCACCGAGCGCCAACAGGAACACCGTGAACGTCATGCACCAGCACCTCTACGAGTCGACCAACTGACAAGGGGAACAGTGCAAGAGTATCCCTGCACACTCGAAGCCTGCGTCAACCGAACAAACCAGGTTGCTCGGCGACGGGTTGAGCGGTCCCGTATTCGATGGTGAGGATCTGCTCGACCCACGTCCTGTGGCCGTGACTGTCGTGATGGCGGGCGGCGACGGCCTGCGCGTTCGGGGTCGTCCACTCGATTGAGCAGCGTGCACACCCGGCGGTCACGGACCGGGAGGTCGAGGTCTGCCGGTTCATTCCGGCACCGACATATCGCACGGCTGAATCGAGTAGCCGTCGAGCAGGGAAGGATTCTCGTTGCGAATCTTTTCGATGAGCCAGTCTGGCAGCAGGAAGCGCGACCCCAGTTCTGAGTGGGACACCCAACTCGCTGTCATCGTCGCGTCCAGGTCTGTCCGCAGGAGCAGGTGACGACGAACGCGTACACGTACTCACCGCCGTCGTGACGAGGTGCGGTGACACCCCGCCACGACTGATGATGCCCACGCAGGCGATGCAGCCAGATCATCGGACGTCTTGCCCTGCCGCGTGGCCGAGCAGGTGCCACCATCGCGCTCGGGCCTGGCGTTGCGTGAACGAGAGCGTTCGGTCGTCGGCGGTGGCCGGCACCCACACTTTCGTCGAGTGAATGCGGTCCAGTGCGACGGGGCCAGCCTCGGTGTGGGCCCGGTCGTACGTCTCGCTCCCGAAGTAGGCGACTGGGCAGCCGCGGCCGTCGTCACGGAACACGACCCCGACATGAGGCTCGAAGGTGAACGACCATCCGGACACGAATGTTGCGTGATTCCTGTCGACGCGGTCAGCCCAGCACCGCAGACGCCACCCGAGTCGGGCACGCCAGCCTGCGCGCTTCACCGTCCGGCCGTGCTTCTGTATGGGTTCGACGCGGGGAACTGCGCAGTCGACCCTTCGTCCCAGGCGCGGGCCGCGAGCGTCTCGGCGGCTTTCTCGATGACGCGGTACTGCTGGCTGAGGTTGGCGATCCGATTGTCGAGGACACCGATGTGCTGGTAGACGCGGATCAGCATCTCCTCCTCGGCGGTCATGACGCCGGGCTCACTGCTCTGCGTGTTCAATGCTGCCGCGACGAGCTCGTCGAGTTCGGTGCGCTCTTCCTCGGTCAGGGCCAGCCGGTCGTTCGCTCCGCCGCTCATGAAAGCTCCTCGATTGGTGTTCCGCGGTAGAGGCAGTCGCCGCTACTCGTCGGTTCGTAGGGTGGGTGGAACCGTGGGTCGTCGATGCGGGATGTCCAGATGTGATCCCGCAACTCTTCGAGCTGCGGCACTGTCCATCCACGGGCGTGGATAGGTGCGCACCAGCCGCCCGCGTTGATGACGTACTCGCCTGTGCGCGGGTCGAAGCCATACAGTTCGGCGATCTCCTTCAGGTCCATCCGAAACTCCGCCAACGCATCTTGCCAAGCAAGGTTCGGGTCGGAGTAGACGTCTACGTACGACGTGTAGTAGTTGAAGCACCGCCGCTCAGCCTTCTCCACTTCGGCTTCGATGATCTCGTCCTGGTTCATCCGTTTCGCCTCCACCACTTCTGGTAGGTGTCGACGAGCCACGCGTCGAGCTGCTTGGTGTCGACCTTGTTGGGTAGGTCAGCGGTACGCCTGAGGGTGACGAGCTGGGCCTGAAGGTCGGCTGCACGGTCGAGGGCTTCCTCTTTCGTGTGCTCCCCACGACGCAGCTCGAGGAGCCATGTCCGGTCCGGTTCGGGGATCGGGAGGGTGATCTTGCCGGTGGTGAGCAGTTCGACGCCCTGGATGCCGAGACGCACCATGTGGTACGCGAACTTCGTGTCGAACCCGAACACCTCGACGAGCTCGGGCCGGTTCGTGTGCCGGCGGCCACGGAGGCCCTGCATCTGTTCCCGCTGCGATGTCAGGTACCCGGAGAACCGTGCCGCGGCCTGACGGGACAGGAACAGTTCCGGGCGCTGTTGGATCTCGTAGCCGGGGCCGTCGATGTGCACGACCTCGGACGGTGGCAGGTACATCATCAGCAGCACCGTCGGATTCCCCGCAGCGGTCAGGCGGGCCCACTTGCGGAGGGAGTAGACGACGAGGTCCAGATCCCCCGGCCCCGACCGCGACCCCTCCGGTTGTGTCCGATATTGGAATTGCTCGAAGCGTCGATTCCCGATCACGAACTCCGGTGGCTCGATGCAGATACCCATCTCGTCGCGGTCGTCAGCACCGGTCGTCACACCATGCAGCCCAGACCCGACCTGGCCGAGGAGGATGGTGTTCTCGAACGCGAGGGTCGCGAACTCGGCGCTCCCATGCGCAAGGGTGTCAGCGTTCACGTCAGCCTTCCTTCTCGCCGCAGAATTGCGGCGGCTTCTTCGACTCGGTCCCACTGCTCGCGGTCACCGTTGTTGCGGTCGGGGTGCGCCATGGCGCGGGCCTTTCGGTACGCGTGCTCGGTGGTCTGTGCGAGCTGCGACCCGGAGACGCGTTTGATGTACCGCAGTGCGGCCTCCGGGGTTTGGCTGCTGGTGTTGGATTCGATGGCGCGCCAGCCTGTGTACTGCTCGGCGTTCGGGGTGATCCCGTAGCGGTCGATCTTCCGCAGCGCCTCCAGGGCGAGGGCGATAGCGCGGAGGTTGTCCTGCCACCGCGTGAACCGGTCACACGGGAACGACAGCGGCCCCTTGCTGGATTCGATGGCGAGGATGACACCGGGATGCGCCGGCACCGCGTTCGCTCGAGGTAGGCCGTCGAGACGGAAGTCCTGCTCCCGCATCGCGATCTGCAGGACAGCGGGAGCGTTGCGGTTACCGCCGCCGAGGTAATGCAACTCCCGGTCGAGCAGCTCCAACGTGGAGCGCCACGGTGCAGAGAAGTTCGAGCGTTGCCGCTCCCGGGTCTCGACCCCCGGCCACGCGACGATGGGGCGCAAGGTCAGCCCATGCGGGTAGTCACTCATCAGAACGGGACATCCTGGTCGAGTGGCACCTCGCGGAGTTCGCGCACGTCCCAGTAGTTCGCGACGGTCTCAAGGACTACGTCGACAAGCTCGTCACTGTTCACCGGGCGGGGTGACTGAACTGCTGTTGCAATGGTGGCCGCGACCTTCCCGCGTGCTTCCACTTCGCGAGCCTGCCGCCCCTTCTCGGCTACGAGTGCATTCGCGGCAATGCCCTGTTGGTTCGCGCGAAGCCATCCGACGATGGAGTCGAAGTCGCTGAAGCTGGGTCTCGACATCAGTGGGTCACCCTTTCTTGTCGTGCGATGTGGTCGAGGCGGTCGAGTCCGTCGGCTTCCTCCTGCGCGAGGATCACGGCCTGGACGTAACCGCCGAACCCGATCGCGAGGCGTGCCTTGTTGCGGGGGTCCGCCTTGCAGATGAGGGCGATGAGGTCGCCCATGAATCCGCCGGCGGGGTAGCCGCGGCTGCTGTCGAAGTAGTGGACGACTTGGTTGGCGATCTCCGGTGTGATCACTGGCCGGCCTCGTCTGCGATCCGGTCAATCCGCGCTGTGGCAGCATGGCAAGCCGTCGCGAGATCGGTCGCTGAGACAGCGAGGACGACAGTTCCCTGGTGCACCGTGTGCTCGTCTCCGGCTTCATCGAGGATGTCGATCGGCGTGTCGTCTCGGACGATGATGGACCAGCCGTACCGGTTGCTGACGACGTCGGTGTGCCAGATCTTGCCGCCCTGCCCGAGGTCCTCTTTCAGGGTGGCGAGGTGGCTTTGCAGAACCTTGAGGGTGCTCACTGAGGGACCTCCTGTATGTCGAGTGGGACGCGGTTGCGGTGGCTCACTTCGATGCGGCCGGCTTCGAGTTCGCTGCAGAGTTCCTCGCATGATTCGTCGGTGGTGGTGTCCCAGCCCTGGCCGATGAGGTTGCACGGGCCGCGGACTGATTTGCGCCAGTCGACGATGCAATAGAAGTCGGTGCCCTTCGGTTTGAAGTCCGCTTGGCGCGTGAGAACTGCGTAGTGAGGGCTAGTTGCGCGGACCGTGTAGGGGCGGCGTGGTTCGCCGATAAACGTCACCTTGTCGCCGATCGCCATTTCTGCGTTCATCGGGCGGCTGCGATCTGTCGTGCGAGGTCGCGGGCCTCGGAGATGATCCCGTCGACGGTCCAGTCACGGCTCCCCGGTGACCACGGGAACGGTGTGAGGAACTCACCGCTGGGTAGCGGTTGCCGGACGAGGCCGACCTTCTTCAGTTCGACGGAGGGCCAGTGGTCGTTGTAGTGGGCGGTGTCGAATCCGATCCAGCCGCCGCAGTCTCGGAGTGTGCGTCCTTCGTGACGTACGCCTGGCGGGAACTCGTAGGGGGCTACGGGTCCCCAGGTGATTCCGCCTGGTGCGTTGACGAGCCGGTCGAGGTCGTCCTCGTTGGCGAGTGTGCACCAGGGGTGTCCCTCGGCGGGGATCTGCGCGTATCCACACAGGGCGGGCGAGTAGGGGCTGCCGTTCTTCGAGATGGCCCAGGGGATGTCGCTCTCGATCCCGATCTGGATGGGTTCGTCTTTGAACGGCCAGGCGTTGCGTGCGGCGGTGAGGAGTGCTGTGTTCATCGTTTTCCCTGGTTGATGGTGTGTGTGTTGAGTGGTTGTCTGCTGGCGGTGAGGGCGATGTCCCATGCGGATCGTTGGTGTCGGAGTTTTCCGCTTTTGCCGATTGCGCTGCGCCAGTTTGGTTTTCGTCGTTCGGCGTCGGAGACGAGTGCGTCGGGGTAGGTGGCGAGTGGTGCGGAGCCGTTGCCGCTGGGTGGGATCTCGGTGTAGTGGTCGAGGGTTTCTCGTGCCCAGGCTTGGATGTTGCCGAGGACGATGGCGGCGGCGAGGAGTGCTTCGGGGTTGGCTGCGGCTCTGCCTTGCATGTGCCAGTTGGGGCGCGTAATTCCTTCGATGGCGATGCGGTAGGTCACGTCGGGCACTTTGGCTGCGTAGACGCCGAGGCTGACTGTCTGAAGGACTCGGGCGCACGTAGCGATGACGTCTGTCAGGTAGGTGTCTTCGACGGGCAGGAATTGCGTCGGCTTGTAGAGCGCTGGCTTCTTGCGCAGGACGGTCTCTGCGGTCAGTAGGTGTGGGCGCTCGGCCTTTTCGGTGAGCATGAGGGCGAGGCCGGTGGCTACTGCGCCGGGGTCGATGCCGAGGATGATGACGGTCATAGGTGCGCGAACCTGCCGATCCAGTCTTCGGATGTCTCCATCAGTGCGCCGCAGGAGATGCAGTTGAGTGGGAATGCTCGGGCTGCGTCGATGGTGATTTCCTGCATGTGTGCGCGGCAGATGAACATGGGGTGGGTGCCGTGGGTGCAGCAGTGACGGGCCGCGGTGAAGTCAGCGGAGTTAGGGCACCGCGTGAACAGGCTCGTCGCTTGCTCGCATCGGGCGTTGGGTCGGAAGTCCAGACCGGCGAGTGTGTCGAAGTCAGCGGCGGTGAACTCGGGTTCGTTGTCGGTCATGCGAACACCGGGTCCGAGAAGAGATGCTGGGGGCCTCGGATGCCCCAGTCTGTGACGTATGCGCCGTCGAGGCCGCAGCGCTGTAGCACTTCGGCGTTGTCGGATCCGTACGCGACGAGGCATGATGGCGCGCCGGCGTTGCCTGCCCCTGGTGTGCCATCGGGATTGTGAAAGGTCAGGCGTCCGGTCAGGAAGAGGACCGCGTTAGATCGGTACCAGACCTGGTTGAAGAACCCTGCAGTCTCGGTGCGAGCGAAGATGAGTGCGATTCCGTTGCCGTGGGTGGCAAGTCGGTCGAGCCATCGCCAGGTCTGCTGTCCGTAGGGCGGGTTCAGCCAGACGCGACCAGTCCAATCGGTGGCAAGGCCGTCGGCGGGGAGTGTGATGTGGTCGCGTGCCGTCGGCCAGATCGTGGGGTCCGGAGCGGAGCACGGGTCCAGGTCGAACGGTCCGAGCGCGTCGAGTATGTGGCGCGGCGTCAGCCAGATGTCGGTCTTGGCCTGAGCTGACTGGTGCGCGCCCATCCCCTGGCCGTGGCCGCTCATCCTTTGATCACCTTCTCGTCGAGCTTCGGGCCGCGTTCCTTGTTGTAAAGGCGGACGAGGACGACGGCGACCATGGACGCGAGGGTCCCGGACTCGAACTCACGCAAAGACTGCGCCTGTGCCCGGACCTGACGGGGCGTCATCTCGGCCATCGCGTCGGCGAGTCGCCCGGACTTGAAGGTGGCTCCTGCTTCGACGTCGTCGAAAGAGTCGAGGAGGATGCCGACGCCTGCGACGATCGCGCCTTCGAGGGCGTCGACGGACGGTGGCCAGGTGTCGGTGATCAGGAACAGGGTGTTGACGACGAGGGACTGCCCGCCTTTGCGGAGCAGCTTTTCGAGGCTGGTGATGCAGCGTAGGTTCTTCGGCCCGGGGCGTGGGTTGATGACGAGGCCGAGTTGGGCGACGGCGGTTTCGATGGTGGTGACGTCGGGGTCGCCGGCGGCTTTGCGTGCACGCCACCGGTCCCAGGTGGAGATGGGTTTGGTTTTGCGGTCGATGTCGTCGAAGAGCTGCGCTTCGCCTGCGACGTCGAGTCCGGTGTGGACGTTGACGACGAGGTGGGCGTCGGGGTCGCGCATGCCTGCTGCGGCCCAGCGGTGTTGGCCGTTGATGATCGCGTAGCGGGGTTGCTGGTCGTCGCCGCGGTCGGAGACGTCGAGGACTCCGAGGAGGCGGGGGTCCCATTCGGCGACGATCTTGCGGACGCGTTTCATGTCGCAGTCGCGTTGGTAGGTGTGGTCGACGAACAGGTCGGTGACCGAGACTGCCATGGGGAAGGTGGTGGGTGCGGTCATCGTGCGGGCCTGAGCGAGCGCAGGAGTGTCCGGAGCGCGGTGGACCCGGTGGGTACTGCGGACTGTGCGGTGATCGTGACCCGGTCCCGTTGGTTGAGCTGACTGTTGACGCGCGCGGTCAGGGCGTGGAGGACGGTGTTCAGTGGCCCGATGGCGGCGGGCATCGCGACCCAGTGGGAGCTGTCGGTGTAGACGTCGTGGCCGTCGTACTCCCCCGCGGTGAGGGGCTTGACGGCCGACGAGTACTTCAGCGACGGGGCCGCGAGGATCGCTTCGGCGATGCTGGTCGGGTTCCAGTTGGAGCGGCGAAGCTCTGCGCGGATGACGGCGGCGAGTGCGCCTTGCTCGAGACGGTGGACGGCCTCGTGGGTAGCTGGTCCGGTCACAGTGCACCGCCGTTGGCGTTGGCGAGGGCGTGGAGGATGCCGCTGCCCGCGATGAGGCAGGTGAGTGCGCCCGCCCACATGCGGATGGTGGTGGGCAGGTCCGACGGGACGGCGTCGGTGAGGTTGTCGACGGCGAGATCGCCGTGTTCGACGATGGTCTGCTGATCCATGACTGTCTCCTAGTTGCTTTCGCGGTGGATGCGGAGGCGTTGGCCGCGGGGGAAGAACTCCGTGCGGGTGTGCTCGAGGTCGAACACGGTGATGCGGTCTCGCTCGGGGCCGATGCCACTGATGCGTCCGACGGTGAGCTGGTCGATCGAGGTTTCGATGAACCGTCCCCCGAAGGTCTGGTCGACCTTCTTGACGATGACGTCGCCGGGCCGGAGGTCTTCGACGGGCACGATGCGGGTTCCGTTCATGCGGCGGCGTCGATGTCGAGGCCGCGGGACTGCCGCTCGGTGTGGAGGGCGGCGAGGCGTTGGCTTTCGATCCGCGCGGAGACGGCGGCGTCCTGGGAGTCGTAGCGGCCGGCGCGTGCTCGGCGGTCGAATCGGTCGCGGCGTTCGGTGGTGGCGGCGATGTCGGCGAGGAGTTCGTTGTCGTCGAGGTGCTGGTGCATGGTGGCTTCTTTCACGAGGTTGTCGGCGTTGGGTGGGTCTGACGCGCCGTGTGTCTCGAACTTAACCGAGTTGGGTGACAGTTGCAACTGTTCCCTGGTTATTCATCGTCGGCGTCGCCGGGACACCGCGGACGAGCCCGTGGTGTCGCCCTTCTTTCGCTTGGCCACGGAATGGGTCTGCGCGCCGGATCCGATGGCGGGGAGCAGCTCGTACGCGAGGTGGACGGCGGCGTCGAGGGCACCGGGCGACCAGGTCGATCCGACTTCCCACAGTTGCCACTCCCGCTTCAGCTCCCCGAGGGACGGTTCGGTGGTGAACCAGGCGCGGCCGGCGTTGACGGCGGCGGCGATCGGCTCGGCGCGAAGGGTCTTCGATTTGCGGGAGTGGACGCCGGTGATCATCGGGCACATCTTCCGGGCCCCGATCTCCCCCGCTTCCTGTAGTGACTTCCAGGCCTGCTTGATGAGGGAACCGGCCATGTCGCCGCCGTAGTTCGATTCGTAGACGATGCGGTCGGCGTCGATCTCTGCGGCGAGGAGGCATGCTTCGCGGGGCCAGACGTCGGCGCTCATCCGTTTGGTGCGGGAGTGGGTCCACCACAGGTGCCCTTGGTCGTCGACGTGTCCGCCGATGATGCCGGCGGTGTCGCGGCCACCGCCGGAGGGGTCGATGCCGACTCCGGATCGTTTCGCTTCGCCGGGTGTGGCGGAGGTGCGGTCCTGGATCATCTGCTCTTTGACGAGCCCGCCTTCGACGTTGACGGGTGACCCTTGGCAGAGGGCGGAGAAGTCACGGGTGCCCATGTCTTTGCGTTGGGTGAACCAGTGACGGGTCATGCCGTCGGTGTCGTCGACATCGATCTTCGGGTGGGTGAGGGGTTCGCCGGGTGCGCGGCCGAGGGGGTCGGCGTAGAAACCGCGTTCGTGGTCTTCGGGCATGGCGAGGGCCGGGAGGTGGACGACGGTCCACTCCCCTCCGTCTTCGACTCGGCCATCCCGCTTGAGCAGTTTCCCGGCGAGGTCTTCCTGGTGCCAACGGGTCATAACGAGGATCTGCTTGCCGCCCGGTGCCATGCGGGACAGGAATGCGGAGGTGTACCAGTCCCAGACGGCTTCGCGGATGACGAGGGATTCGGCGGCGGCACGGTCGGCGAGGGGGTCGTCGATGAGGCCGAGGTCCATGGGGTTGCCGGTGAGGCCTGAGCGGACACCTCGGGCTCGGACACCGCCGCCGGATGTTGTGGTCCAGTCGGCGCGGGTCTTCTCGTCTTCCTTGAGCTGCAGGCCGTACTCGGCCCCGTATGCCTTGACGTAGTCGCGGGCTGCGGCGGAGTGGCCGGCGGCGAGGGTGGAGGCGTACGAGCCGAGGATGATCCGATCGCGTGGCCGCTGCGTCAGCCACCAGAACGGGAACCACCGCGACACTCGGGCGCTCTTGCCGACCTGCGGGGGTGTGAAGATCATCAGCTTCGCGCGCGGCGTGGTGAGGACGTCGACGAGGGCCTTGTCGATGACCTCGAGGTGCGGTCGTTCCATCGTCAGGAGTGGCTCGTGCTTCAGCGCGAGCTCACCCGGCGTCAGTGGCGCGAGAGGTGAGGGCTTGCCACGTTTCGCTGTCCCCTCGGCGAGGCGGTCCCGGTAGTACCGTTTGTCGTCCTCGGACAGGTTCCGCCACGCATCGGGGGCGAGGGCAGTCACGTCGACTGCTGCTTCGCCCTGTCCGCTTGCTCGTGGGCCTCGAAGAGTTTCTCGATGCTCTCGTCGAGCTCGGACCTGGTGGTAATCGTCGCGTCGATCTTCGTGGGTGCATCGAGGCCGTACAGCTTCGAGTACCGATCGATGATCGACAACACGAGACGACCCGCCTGGACGTCGCCCATCAGTGCGCGGCCAGTGAACTGCGCAAGCAGCCGCTCCAGGCGCTCGTGCACGATGGTCAGTGCCTTATCGGCGAGGTCCTCACGGGTCTTCGCGTGACGTTCGAGGGCGGCGGTGACAGCGCGGTGCGCACCGGACCGGTCGCGATAGCCGACGGTCTTCGCGATCTCTTCGTTCGTCTTCCCGGAGATGAGGAGTTCGAGGGCCCGCTCCTGCTTCTGCTGCACCGACGCCTGAACGCGTCGGGACTTGTTCTTGTCAGCCACCACGCACCTCCCATCCGAACCGAGTGACAGTACTCAATGTATCCGCGACACTCACCAGACTCGGAAACCGTCGTGTTCCGCCGCGGCCCGCAGGAATGGTTCCAGATCATTGAGTCCGAGATCCCAGTCAGGCTTGCCCGCCTTCTCCCACAGTTCGAGCGCTGAGACGCATTCGGCCTTGGTGACCCACCACCCATCGTTGGAGTGCACGAGCTTGTAGGCGGCGATGCCCGGACGCTCACCGCCCGTCTGACGCACATGGTCGAGAATCGTTTGCCTATATCTGGGGTCGACCCATTGTTCGGTTTCGTCGTCCCAGAGTTCTCCGTCGGCGGTCCGGGCAGCGCCCTCTGGGATCTCCGGCCACGGGCCGGGCAGTGCTGCGTCGTCGTGCCAGTACGCGATACCGAGTCCAACCAGGCGGTCAGCCTGTCTGCTCGCGCCCCAAATGTTGCGTCGCCAGTAGTCGTTCTCGCACTGCACTCGTTGGCCGTTGCTGTCGACGACACTCATGTCATATCCCATGGAGTTCTCCTCAGTAGTGGTGAAAGTCAGCGGTAGGTCTTGCGGAAGGTGGCGGCGTCGCGGCAGTTCGCGAAGTGGGACTCGTAAAGGGGTTGGCCGGCGGCGCGGGCCCCGGCGATCTGCCCCTTGCGGAGCACGGTGGCGACGATGTTCTCGGGGTCCGTGCCGTGCAGGACGATGGTGCCGCTCTCGCTCGGGTCGGCATCGACGGGCATCGTCTTCCCCGCAGGGATGGTGGTCGCGAAGATGATCGGGTAGCCGCAGCCCTTGCAGAGCTGTCGGCGTGGCAGTGCGGTCATTCGAGTTCCTCGCATTCGGTCCAGCGGCGGGCAGGGATCGCGATGATCAGGAACCCGTCGACGCGTCCGAACGCGAGTGCGCCGGAAAAGGTGATCTCGTAGACGTCGGCTTCGACGGTGAACCAGGTGCCGGACACGCTGCGCCAACGGAACTTTCGCTTCACCCCATCGCCTCCTGCACATGCGTCGGCGGCGTCCACAGGCCCTGCGCGCCGGTGCACGGGATCGGCTGGTCGAGGATGACGACGTTGTCGAGAACGAGGTGGGTGCGGTTGTGCCGCGCCCTGCCGCCGCCTTCAGCCGGTGCACTGTCGCCCCACGGTCGGCAGCATCCCTTGTCGTGGTGAACGTCGACGAGATCGACGAACCCGATGACGGCGGAGCGAGTGTGGATAGCATCGGCCTGCCAGTCAGTGGCGTTCATCCACGCGTCGGTGACACGGTCGTCGTCCCAGCCATCACGATCTTCGAGCGCACCGGCGTGGATCGCGAGGGGCCCGCGGTACGTCCAAGCCGTGGAACGATTTTCGATATTCTTCGATCCGAAGATGATCGCCCACGCCCACGGCTGTTTGACGGTCAGCGCTTTCATCGCATCGCCTCGAGGGCGTGCTCGGTAGCGGCGTCGATCTCCTGCCAGTTGTCGTCGACGGTGCGTCGCCACACCACGATGACAGGAACCTTGGTGCGGGCGACGTGATCTCGGGCCGCGTCGGCCGCGTCGTTGAGTGACCATGACTCGCGGTGCATTTCGACGAAGTGCCCGCGATCGAAGTACACGTACCCGGCAAGGGAGTGGTCGTCGGGGCGTTTCACAGTCCCACCGCCCGGTCTGCTGCGAGGTCGGCGGCGTGATCGCCAGCGTCGCTGGACGGGTCGGCGTACGGGGACACTTCGGCGTCGATCGCTACCTCGTCGGCGTCGAGCCCGAGGACCGGGGCGGCGTCGATGTGTGAGGCCATGCTGTCGGCCCGGATGATGGCGTGGTCGATGTTGGTGGCTTCGATGTCGAACTTGATGGTGATGGATACTTCGAAGTACATGGTGTGCCTTTCACGAGGGCAGCTATGAGGTGATGCGGTGCAGTCCGGTGTTGGTGATCCGCGCGAGGCGCTGCACCTGCTCGGGGCCGGGTACCGGGTAGGTGATGCCGGCGGCTTCGTCGATGGCGCGGCGCGCGTTGACGCGTTCGGTAAGAGTCATGGTGGAGCGTCCTTCTGCGAGAACGCGTTCCATGTCGTCGAGGGTGGCGGCGGTTGCGGTGCTCACAGGTTCGGCTCCTGGTCGATGGTCAGCTGGGCGGGGGCGGCGTTCGCTGCTCCGTAGTCGCTGAGGAGTTTCTGCAGGCCCTTCGGGGTGATGCGGGGCTGCGGTGGGTCGAGGACCAGGACGCCGGTCTTCGGGTGGTAGTGCGACGTCGGGATCACCGACATGTGTCCGGACTCGATCGCGGCCTGCATGACACGGAATCGGCCGTCGCCCTTCGCGCGTGCGATCCAGTGGCGGTGCTCGAGGTCGTTGAACAGTCGAGTCGCTCCGACCTTGATGCCAGCGCGAGTGAGGGCCTGGGCGGCGTCGCGGACCGAGTAGTCACCGTCAGCGTCGAGGATCTTCTCGGCAACCGCAGCTTTCGGTTCGAGCTCGGCAATGCGTTCGTCCTTCGCGACGATCATCGCCTGCGCTTCGATGACCGCGTGAGCGAGGAGCTCAGGACCTGACAGGGCTGGTGCCGAGGAGTAGCTGCCCGTCTTGCGGATCGACGGCAGGACCTCTGACGTCACCCAGCGACGGAACTTCACAGCGTCAGGTTTGTCTGAGCGAAGCACGAGGGCGTACATGCCGGATTCCGATACGACGGCCATCTGCTGAGGTCCGCCGGGGGTGTCAATCCGATTGACCCCCTTCTCATCTGCCGTCAGCCGCTGCATTGCCATGGTGACGTTGCTCAGATCCAGGGCGTTGCAGATGTCCCGCGCCACGAACCACGGCTCATCGTCGATCAGAACGCTGCGCAGTTCGGTATGGAGGTATTGGAACGTCATCAACGTGGTCATCGTGCACCGCCCGCTACTCGCTGCTTCCATTCCTGCGCGAATTTGTCGGCGGCGGCACGGGTGAGCAGGTGCGCCCCGGTTGCTCCAGGGAGTTTTCGGGTTTTGATACGGCCGTCCTTGATCGCAGACTGGAGGGTGCGTTTGGGGATGCCGTACTTGGCTGCCGCTTCACCGACTGTCATGGGAACGTTGTTGGGCATGTGCACAGTTTTAGCACGTTCGCGCAGTTGCGTGCCACGAATGGTTAAACCGACCGCTTGCACGTTCGCGTAGTTGCGCATAGCATTGCGCTCATGACCACCGCATACGAATCCGGCAAAGTCCCAGAGATTCTGCGTCACCACCGCCTACGAATCGCCAGAGAAGAAGCCGGCCTGGAACAGGGCCAGCTCGCTGAGCTGATCGGCGTGTCCCGCAACACCATCGGCGCAGCCGAGAAGAAAGACGGGAACCCGCGGAGGATCGTCATCAACGCGTGGGCGCTCGCGTGCGGCGTGCCGGTCAGCTGGTTGGAGACGGGGAATGCAGAAAGCCCCCGACCGGATGGAGATCCGGACGGGGGCTTGACTGTGCGCCATCAGGGATTCGAACCCCGGACCCGCTGA